CGCCGCCGCGAATTTTTATAAATTTCCTCTATTCTCTAAAATGCTATCACTTGACAGGTTTATGACTGCATACAAAAGCTAAGAATAAGCCTAAAATAATAGCAAGTCATAGAGATGGAGGTTCCAATATGCCAACAAACAAACGAGTATTTACGCTGCGTCTTTCAGATGAGGTTTTCGATAAAATAGGGGCGCTTGCGGCTCGTGAACACCGCTCCATGACAAATTATATTGAGTATGTCCTTCTCAAGCATTTGGAGGACATCGAAAAAGAAGGGGCGGATCATATCGAGGAAGAAAAACCTGAATAAGCGTAAATCCAGCAATTAAAAGAGGTGAAATATTGTCTGTACTAAAAGCAAAGAGAACGGTTAGTAAAGCTGAATTTGTCAATACGGCAAATCAGATTTATGTTGAAACACTCAACTTTCTAACAAGAATGTCTGCCAGGTATGCCCGGCTTCTGGCTGAACCAGTCGCTAAATTGGCCGGCGAGGTTGTTGACCACTGTGAAAAGGCCAACAGCATCTTCCCGTCTGACGAACAGCGGATCAATTTGAGAAAGGCACATTTGTTAGAGGCAAGAGCATCTCTAAAAGCGCTGGATGTAAGGCTTACCCACTGCTATACCGTGATGATGCAAAATCCAGAAGGGTGTTTTACAACAAGCAGTGGTAGGCAGGTAGGCTCGAAAGAAGCCATTGAAAAGCTTGACCGCATGGCAGCAAATCTTGGTGAGATGATTGACCATGAGGATGAGCTGATTAAAGGCAATATCAAGTCTGTTGGACAATCAAAAGCAAAGCATAACTAAATTATTGGGTGTACGTCTGTAAGTGAGACTGTTACGTGTTCACGCTCTCCTGTAGGTTTACTGGTGGCTCCGCTCCGCCAATTACAACAATAACAACAATTTCTGTAATGTGAATACGGATGGCTCGGCTAACAATAACAATGCGAACTATTCGTTGGCGTTGCTGCCCGGATTTTGCGATGCGAGGTCAAATGGAGTAGCCAATAGGCGAAAGACGACCTTCGCAAAAGGAGACGTACTTCCCTGGGTGAAAGTCCTTAAAACTGCCTTACGACGATCACACACGGACGCTGCTTGCATGGCGAAGAATTGCGCTACCTTCGTTTCATGTGTGGGATCAAAGTAGTTTAGATGCGCACCTACAAAACAACTATGCGAAAGGCGAAAACTTATTATGACAAGCGAAGAGCGCCACGAGGCGCGTTACCGTCGCAGGAAACGAAAGCGACAAATGAAACGATGGATGCGAAGCCAGGCCGTTGGAACACTTGAAGAAGTTTTTAATTACCGCGATATGTTTTATTGGGGTAAGAAGTGCTGCAACGGTGTAAGGTGGAAGCAATCAACTCAAAATTTTGAGCTTCACTTACTTTCTGGAACAGCTAAGAGAAGACGGCTTATTTTAGAGGGGAAGTGGAAACCAAAGAAATGCGCTCATTTTACACTGCATGAACGTGGTAAGGTCAGACCAATCGATGCGCCACATATTGAAGACCGACAAATCCACAAATTAGAAACTAATAAGGTTTTGTCCCCGCTGTACACGCCCAGTATGATTTATGACAATGGAGCGAGTCAGAAGGGGAAGGGTTTGCACTGGCATTTCAAACGGCTGAAGAAACAGCTCTCTTGGCATTACCGCAGGTATGGTAGGGAAGGAGCGGTATTCCTGCTTGACCTCAAAGGGTTCTTCCCAAACGCCAACCGAAACTTGATCTATCAAAGACACAAGAAATTTATTACGGACGATAGGTTAAGAGCGCTTGCGGATCTGATTGTTACGGAATCGCCGTGTACTGTACCTGGCCGGGGAATGCCGCTTGGTGTTGAACCAAGCCAGCAGGAGATGGTATCTCTGCCCAGCGACATTGATAACTTTATCAAATGCCAGCTTGTGATTCACTGTGCTGGGCACTATATGGATGACTATTATATCATCCTACCAGATGTTGAAGAACTCAAAAGAATTGCCAGAATCATCATTAAGCGCTTTGAGATGGCCGGCATTCTGGTCAACAAGAGAAAGTGCAAAATCATTCCTCTTACAAAGCCATTCAGATTTTGTAAGGCGAGATTTACTTTGACTGAGACTGGCAAAATCAAAGTCAACGGGTGCAGAGACGGTGTAAAACGGGCGCGTAGAAAATTGAAGTTGTTCCATCGTCAATTCCTTGAAGGAAAGAAAACACTTCAGGAAATCGATCAGTACATGGAGTCCCAGACATCATATTATCGTACCTTTAACGACCATGGGAGGCTCCTGAAATTGAGAAGAATGCACTACGCTATTTTCAACAAATACCGTGAGGCTGCTCCGCTGAAGATGGCGGGATAAGGCTTCTACATTATACCTACCAACTGAGGCAGGCTATAATTAACCTAATTTCATATTAAATTTTGGAAACACTCAGAGTTTTATTCTCTGGGTGTTTTCTCTATTTTGGAGGGTTTTTAGTGGAATACAAAACTTATATCACAAACAGACGCGCCAAGATTCAGGGTATTGGTGGGTATGTCAATCTTCCATATGGTACAGAGGTATCCGTGGATGGAAGATTTCTCTATTATCAGGGAAGACCAATTTGCTCTGTTACCAGCAACAATGCACACACCTACTTTTCTCAGAATGACGATGGGAATGGAGTTCGGCGCGGAAATCTTGTGAGAGCAATCAAGAATACGCTTGAGCGTAGGGATTCTAACTATCAGAACCGTTGGGACAAGGTGTGGGAGGATACACTTTGTCAAAAGTATAAGAAAGCGGGGCACGAGGACTATTGGCTTTGGAACCACGATTTCTACAACGCTGATATCGAAGACTTGAAGTATATTGCAAATCTGATTGGCGCAAAGGAGGGTCGGTAATGTATCGAATTATTAAAGTATCAGATGGTACAGAGATTGGTGTAACTGATACCATCGAATTTATCCGGTATGGAAATAGTGGGTGCTTTGTCCCTGCTGATCAAAAACACGCAATCGGTGTTGCTGTGAACAGCGTTCCTTATAATCTGGTCGGCCACGATGAGATTGAGGGGGCTGAAACAGTTGTTGTTTCTGAGATTGACGGCGGCGCTGTTTTAGCAAAACAAGGCAGTCTTGTGGACGATCTCATTCTTTCTGCATTGGGGGTGCAAAACTAATGAAAGAAAAGCTAAGAAACATGTATGAGGAAGGTCTGCTTGATACTACCGGCCTCTTAAATGCAGTAGCAAAGGATTGGATTACAATTACAGATGTTATTGAAATTGTGGGCGAGGACAATGCACTGTCCGTTGTGATGTCTGCAAAGCTGTCCGAAATTTCTAATGCCTGTAATGCGGTTATTGTGAACGGTGTAGACATTAAGTTCGGTGAAGAGAACGTTCACTTTAATTTGAGTATTGAGGATCAGAGTAATATCAACAACCTATTTCGTGTTGTTGAGTTGGGCGGTACAGAGTTCCCGTATCAGGCCGATGGCGGTGTTTGTCGTATTTATACCGCAGCCGAAATTGCAGCTATCTATATTGCGGCACAGACGCTTATCACAACTCAGACTACCTACCATAATGAGCTGAAGCAGTATGTACAGACATTAACCAGTGCGGAGGAAGTGTCAGCTATTCAATATGGTATGACCTTGCCAGAGCCTTATCTGACAGAGATGAATGAGAAACTGGCTGTGGCACAGCAACAGATGCAAGCGATTGTAGGTAGAATGCAGCAGGCCGCAGCAACCAATCAAGCGTGATAGTTTATGAGTGCTCGGTTTACCATTAAAGAAGCGATCCTCGCTATTATCGGAGGTATTACCTATGTAATTATTGAATTGATATGGAGAGGGCATAGCCATATTTCTATGTTTATTCTTGGCGGGATTTGCTTCGTGGTCATCGGGCTAATCAATGAAGTGTTTCCATGGGATTTTGGTTTATTATGGCAATCTTTAATCGGATCTGTCATTATAACTGCCTGTGAATTTATCACTGGTGTCATTGTGAATATCTGGCTTGGTTTGGGAGTGTGGGATTATTCTACACTCCCTTTTAATATCCTTGGACAAATCTGTTTACCGTTTTCACTCCTATGGATAATCATTTCATGCTTAGCGATTATTCTCGATGATTATTTAAGATATTGGATTTTCAATGAAGAAAAGCCGCATTACAAATTTGTGTAACAGGAGGATTTCTTTATGGATAACAAAACAAAACCTACGCTGAACATGCGTTATTACAACAAAGAAATTGATGATGATCTACCCTATGTTGGTCATCTTGATTACGACGAAGAGACCGGATTTATCTACGACGAAGAGGGAGACGTTGTAGATGAGGATACCATTGCAAAATTTTGCGAGGGTGATGGTAAGGGTGACGATGAGGATGGGTTTGAATAACCTTTGTTTTTATCGGGAGGTGCAAAAATGGCAAACGATAAAACAATTTGGGAGTTCTTGAAATCACGAGGGTTGAATGATTATGGGGCTGCTGGGCTTATGGGCAATTTATATGCTGAGTCCGGTCTTTCTCCAACAAATCTTCAGAACACATATAACAATAAGTTCGGCATGACGGACGATGAGTATACGGCTGCTGTTGACGCTGGACGCTATGGAAATTTTGTTCACGATAGCGCCGGATATGGTCTTGCGCAATGGACTTTCTGGAGCAGAAAGCAAGGTCTTTACGACTATGCAAAATCCACTGGAAGATCTATTGGGGATCTCACAATGCAGTTGGAATTTCTATTTCAAGAGCTGAGTTCTGGCTATAAAAGCGTTTTGTCCATATTGAAGTCTGCGACCTCTGTGTTGCAGGCTTCTAATGCTGTATTGCTCCAATTTGAGAGGCCAGCTGATCAAAGTGTATCTGTACAGAACAAACGAGCTTCTTACGGCCAGAACTATTACAACCAATTTGCGGGCGCAGCCCAGGAAGGAGGGAATGTTGGGATGAGCAACAGTCCACTCGTAGAATACACAAGAATTTCACCAAACAGATCATCTCCAAGAAGAAATGCGATTGACAGGATCTCAATTCACTGTGTAGTTGGTCAGGTTAGCATTCAGTCCCTTGGAAGTGTTTTTGCTCCGTCTTCAAGAGAGGCTTCTTCAAACTACGGCATTGGATATGACGGAAGAGTTGGTATGTATGTGGAAGAGAAAGACCGCTCGTGGTGTACTTCTTCAGCGGCCAACGATAACAGAGCCGTCACTATCGAGGTAGCAAGTGACACCACCGATCCATACGCAGTAACCAGCGCCGCATATGCTGGTCTGCTGAATTTGGTGACAGATATTTGTAAGCGCAACGGTAAAAACAAAGTAGTCTGGTTTGGAGATAAGGCAAAGACTTTGGCTTACACACCAAAATCAAACGAGATGGTTTTGACCGTACATAGATGGTTTGCAAATAAATCTTGCCCAGGTAATTACCTCTATAATTTGCATCCGCAAATTGTAGCTGAGGTAAATCGACGCTTGGCAGGTGGAAGTGTTGATACTGGCACAGCGGTAAGCTATCAGGTGAAAGTTACAGCTGATGCCGGTCTAAATTGCAGAACCGCTCCTATCAATGGCACTGTCATTATGGCCTATGAGAAAGGGACAATCCTAAATATTTCTAAGGAGCAATCTGGATGGGGCTTTACAGGAACCGGATGGGTTTCTCTTGAATGGACAGAGAAGATCGCATCCACGACACCAGTAACGGAGGATGATGAAGATATGACTTTGGATACATTTAAGAAATTGATGAACGAGTATCGTGCAGAGCTGAGAGACAACGACTGCGGAGATTGGAGCAAGGCAGCTCGTGATTGGGCAACATCTACTGGGCTATTTGCTGGTAGTGGCAATCTGCCGGATGGAACACCAAATTACATGTGGGCTGATATGCTGACCCGTGAGCAGGCCGCGCAGTTGTTCTATAACTTTGCTCAGAAGAACGGATTGGCGTAATCTGAAAAGGTGGTGTTGATATGGCGGTTTCGAGCACCAGGGGGAGAAGAGTTAGACGAAAAGAGAAAAAGGGGTTGTTTGCCCATCTAAAAAACCTTGGGTTCACAAATCGCCTTGCTCTCTACATCATGGTATTTCTTGCCGCTGGTTTGGCCGGCGGCTTTTATCTTGCGGTGAAAAGCATCGCAACAGGGTACACAGGAGCGCTTACATGTTGGACTGTAGTTTTCACACCGATTGGAACTGCGTGTAGCATTGTTTTAGCTCGGATTGTAGATAAGAGCCGTGCTGAAAATACGAGCGCAGACGGTGAAGGAATAAAATATGCGGCAGCAAAAGCAAATCGCTTTGTCGCAAATACATCTGATTTTGGAAGCGTAGATAGTCCTTCCATTTGATATAAGCAACAGTATTCTGCCGGATGCTGTTGCTCTTTATTTTATAAGGAGGAAAAGGTTATGGAGTTGAATTGGGTAGAGATTGTAATCTCCATTCTTACTGGACTTGCCGCAGCTATTCCGCTGGTTGTAAAGCTTGTGGAATATGTGCAAAAGGCAGTGAAGGAGAAGAACTGGAATAAGATGCTCGATATGGTCATGGATTTGATGCAAACAGCTGAGGGTATGTTTGAAAAGGGCGCAGATCGAAAAGAATGGGTACTTGCCATGATTAAAGGATCTGCGGATAGTATTAACTACGATATTGACATCGAAGCAATCAGTCAGTTAATTGATAGTCTATGTGACATGAGTAAGGTTGTAAATAACTCAGAAGCCCCAACTGAAACACCTGCTGAATAAAGGTTGGGTGTTCAAGAATGCTTGATTACATTGAATATTTGAACATTCCAGTAAAGGTGGCAATCGTTTTGATTGGCGCTTTTCTTATTATGCAGTTGGTAGGGGAGATTTTAGAGTTCAAAGGGAAGGTTGTACCTGAGTTTGTCAAAGTACGCAAAATCTTTACTCGTCGTAAAAAAGAGCGAGAGATGATGCAGAAAATGGAAAAGACTCTTGATCGGGTGCAGGCCACCATGGACGAACTCAATCAGCATTACAGTACGGATAATATTCAGATGCGCGACGAGTGGATCAAGAGGGTAAATTCTAAGCTTGACCAATATGATGCAAGCATGGCCGAACTTGATAGAAAGCTGGACAAAAACAATAGCGACACGCTTTCCATCCTCGTTGACAATAAACGTAATGCGATTATTAGTTTTGCGTCTATGGTTATTGATGAAACAAAGCCAGTGACGAAAGAACAGTTCAATCGTATCTTTAAGCTGTACGAAGAGTATGAGGCGATTATCAGTGCAAATGGTATGACGAATGGAGAGGTTGACATTGCTATTAGAATTATCAGAGAGGTATATGAAAATCATTTAAGGAACCATTCGTTTATTGAAGATATTCGCGGATACGGTGTATAATGAATAGGGGAGGGGCTTAAAACTCTCCCCACATTTTTACGCTGTGGATTTGACAGAGCAGGCCGTGTGATATATAATGGCAAAAGATGTGGCTATTATTATATGGTATAGGCTTTTGCGCTGTGGCATCCAGATTACCACAAATTCTACCACATTTGCTTAACACAAGACGCAACAAGACGAACTCAAAATAGTGAGAAAGGTTCTTGATTTCGTGTCTGAAAGGCGGAAATCACACATGATGAACAATGATGAAGTATACGGTGTGAAGTTTCCGACGATGAAACCCCTGGGTGACTAATTCACTCAAAACACACGATATAGAGTGATTTTGGGTAAAACAAACACTATATATTGTGCTTTTTATGGATCGTGTTTTTATCTTACCACAGCGTTACCACATTTGCCGAAAATACCACATGAAAATGTGGTAGAACCGAAAAGCAAAATCCGACTGAATTTAGGGAGCTGGCCTTGCGCTGGCTCCCTATTTTTTTGTCAGAGAAAGATTAAAGGGTACAGAAATCCAATTCGGAGATCTGTACCCTATTTTTTTCTCGTGAGCCGCCCAGGATAGCCCAGGAGCGACGATTAAGCTTTAGGAGTGTAGTTTCACCAGTAAAGGCATTGAGCGCTCTGAGATCCGTCTACGGGCTTTTATTGAGGCTTGTTAAATCTGGTGCATTTGCAGTGTCCGTATGGATCGCTGTGTCGCAGCCAATAGCTACCGACTTCCACTGTACGACCACAGTTTTGGCAGAGACATTTCCATCTGGTTTCATTGCCGGCGATCCGTTCATTCTGCACTGGCTCGATTACTTTGAGATAGCCAAAAGTCTGGCCTGTAAGGTCATGCTGGAGTTGGAACTGGGAGCAACCACAGGATCTTGTTTTACCTTTTCTAAGACTGTCTGATAGAACGGATACCGTGTTGCCACATTCACACTTGCAAATCCACCTTGCCTTTCCGCTTTCAGTGGCAATATCTTTCTGGATTACAGTGAGTTTTCCAAAGACTTCACCAGTTAAATCAATGAGGGTGGGAGATTGCTTGTGTCGTAGGCACCCACATGACTTTGTTCCATTTTCTTTGAGTAAATTAGTAGACGATACAACGACGGTATTCCCACACTCGCATTGACAAAGCCACATGGGGCGACCTGGCTTGCGGTCTTCTACTCTCTGCAAAACAGTAAGCAGGCCAAATGTCCTACCAGATAAGTCAACGAGTTTGCCCACAAAAATCCCTCCCATCAAGATATCTTGATTTTACCTTCGAGATTCGCAAAGGATTGTTTCTTTACCTCCTTTGTGGCTTCAGCGTAGATGTTCATGGTGGTTTCAATGTCGGCGTGTCCCATGATCTCCTGAATGGCTTTGATATTTTTCTCAACCTCGCAATACCTGGTGCAGAATGTGTGACGGAGATTATGGGCAGAGAAGTGGCGGATCAGAACGGGATCACGGCCATCTCTGTCGGCCTGAATAGTTTCGTCTTCGATATAGGCAGCACAAATGCGGTCAATGGCGCGGTTGACGCTGTGAGGGGATAGTGGATCGCCATACCGATTTTGAAAGATAAATCCCGTATAGCCGTCTATAATAGACTCGTTAAAGCCTATGATTTCTTGCTTTGCCCATTCTGTGCGCAGCGCCTCTTTGACTTCTTCCAGCATAGGGACGATACGGGTGCCGGCCTCTGTCTTTGGAGTTTCGATATGGAAACGGGCTTTGGATTCACCCTCATATTTCCGATATACCATGTTGTGGTTGATGCTGATAATCCCGTCCTCAAAGTCGCAGTCCTCCCAGCGCAGGCCAATGACTTCACCAATGCGGCAACCAGTTCCCAGAAGAACAGTAAAGAGCGGAAGCCAGTGGTTATAAATTTTACTGCTTTTAATATAGTCGATGAAAGCTGCCTGCTCTGCTTTAGTCAGAGCATGACGCTTTGGCTTTTCCCAATTGTTGCTTTTCTTGATTTCTGCCATAGCGCCGGTGGCGGGATTGATACGGATATAACCATCACGCACGGCCATCGTAAAGACAGGGTGGATGATGGTGTGAATGATTTCCATGGAATTGGGCTTAAATCCACGCTCTCTGATGAGGCGGTTATAGTAAGCCTTGACATCTGAATACTTAATGCTTGAGATTTTCTTCTTGCCAATATCGTCTTGGACATACTTCTTGTACATATAGAGATAGTTGGCGCGGGTGGATTGCTTCAGCTCTGGTTTATTGGAAATATAGAGATTGAAGAGGTCATTCAAAGTGGCTTTGTTTTCTACGGTAGCTTTGATACCGTCTTCAAGGTCACGGAGGATTTTCCGCTCCTTTTCTCTGAGACTCAAATCGTCTTTACAACCAGGAGGAAGACGGTCAGTTGGCACAAGCCGTCTACTGTATACATCATGTCTCTTGCCATCTGCGTCAGTGTATGTGAAACGATAAGTCCCATCTTTGCGCTGGGTTTCATTGTCTTTAAGGATACGCCCCTTATTGTCGGTTCGTTTCTGGCCGGCCATGACATTCTCTCCTTTCGTAAGATTTAAGAAAATAAATTCACTCTACAATTACATGATAAATCAAAGAGCGAAATTCGTCAAGGGATAAAATCGCTGAAAAGTTACTTTTGAAATTTAGCGTTGATTTTATTCGTGCGTTAGTTTACAATTAAGATAATAGGGGAGGGGTAGCCCATGATGACAGAGAAGATCCGTATTGCCTTAATCAAGCAGAATAGGAGCGTAAAAGACCTTGCTGCCGCCATAGGCTGTACCTCTCAAAATCTGAGCGGGAAGTTCAAGCGGGACAACTTCAGCGAAAAGGAATTGGTGGAGATCGCCGAGGCGCTTGGATACCGATACGAAGGTAAGTTCATCAACAAAGAAACCGGGGAAGAGATATAAAACATATGTTCGAGTTCTAAAGCTTTATAAACGGGGTGCGCTGCACCCCGTTTTTTTACGCAATAATGACTGCCTGAATTGATCCCGCCTCGTCTACAAAAGATGATTTGGCAGCAATGACAGGGCGATTAACTGCCTCTGCCCACGGGTTCACATAGACACCAACATCTCCGTACTTTTCCTGGATCTCCTGCAAGTCCCTAATGATTTCGGAAATCTTTGCTGCTCTGTGTTCACCTTTTGTCTGACTCGGCGGTATAGTCGTAATTTCGCCTGTTCCATTACACATACTGCATTTTCTAATGCCACGAACCCCAGGAGCGATAGCAACATATCCCGTTCCGTTACACTCTTCGCATTTCAAAATCAACACCCCATTTATAGACTTATTTTTCTGTAAAATGTCTATCATCGCGTCCAGTTCGGTATCTGAAATGGCTGGCACCCTATCCCATACGGGTGTTGCTCTAACCATCTTCAGGTATTCAATAATTCCCATAAAATAACTTTTCATTTATCTTTTCAGAACAGCATAACAATAGCAGTGACGGCTATTTGCGACATATGAATGAGCTGGTCATGCCATAGATTTATCTTTTTGCGGTTTGCTTTCAAATCGTCTACTAAAGCATGGACGAAAACATTGAGCAAGAAGTATACCAGGAAAAACCAGGAGATGTTGAACGACATAGTAACAGCGATAGGGAGCATAATCATAAATGCCCAACTGAAACTGTGCATTAGGAGCGCCCAGATGTAGTCGTATTTGTATAGAGACTGCGGAGCATTGTCCTTCCACCATTTCTTTTGCTTTGCAGAGGCCAGCCACCCTTGTAGGTAGTAGTCATCAACGATATGGAAGAAAATCATCCAGAGAACGATAAAGGCTTTACTCATATCCCAAACCTCCTACAAGCACCATCGATATCAATGTGATCTCCAGGCTTTAGAGAAGGGAAGAGGGCGTTGTTGATGTCGGCAATCCAACCATTTTCACTATTGCCAATGCCTACAATATCGCTGTTCTTGATGTGTTCTACATATTCCGCAGTTGGGAATAGGTTCTTGATTGCTTTAATAGCTTCAATTTCCTTACCAGAAAGCGGAGTCGTTTTTACAATACGCTCTGGGTAGTTAATAATCTGGCTTAAAGCTTCTGCTTGGAGCCTACCTTCGTCGCTTACAATATCGCCATTTTCATCTATGCGGCAGGTTCGTGTTATTCTTGTGGCATGAGATGTGTATGTGATGCAAAATTTCTCTCCCTGCTCAACTCCAAGAACATCACAAATTCTTGGCGACTTAATATTGCACTTGTCATCGTATAGATGAAATTCTCCGGTCACAGTGCATTTTACCTTTGGCGGATTGCTGGTATAGCACATACCGTCTGTTTTATTACATTGACCACAAAGCTTTGCCATTGCCTGTTGTTCACTCCAATCTTTGAACTCTTTACAGGTATCGTTGCAAACTTCAACTCCATTTTCGTTTGCAGTTCCCCAACCATGATCGCACCCATCGCATGGGTGTTTGCTTCTTAAAAGGTATTCAGGTTTGCTGGCCGGACACTCTCTGCATGAGCGCATTTCGTATGCTCCGCAGCCACCGGATTTATAACAAGGCATTTGCATTACCTCACATATCTGCGATATCTCTGCTATGGCTCTCTTGCCATCCTGGATATCTCCAATAGCAATATAGGCACTGGTGAGTGCATGGATGTTTTTGATTGAGCAGTTCCATTTTCCCAGAGTAACACATACAGTTTTTTCTTTGGAATCCGTATTGATCTGCATTATCATCATGTAAGCCAAGCAGCTTTAAGTCATAAGAAGAAATGCAGCCACATTGAATACTTTCTGTTAATCCGGGTTCTGCACATGATTCAATCCGAATACTATCTAACGGTCTTGAATTGGAGAAGTAGGATTTTACATCTCGAAGCATCTGGTCAACTTGGGCAATTTGCTGTTTGTCTGGAGCAAAACCATTTTCTCCGTAGGGCAGAGGTAGACCAGCATTCTTAAATCTTCTTCTGACATGAGGGTACATATCAATCAAACTGATTCGGAATCTGTTAAATCCGTGGTCAATAAATGTCAGGAAGACATTTTTCGCTGTTTCAATGCCTTTCTTTGTGGGAATGATTGGATCGATTCTTACAACAATTTTGCTCTTTGGGAAGCCGCCACCGACCAGTGTAGTTATCGCATCAAATTCATCATATGGCGCTGGGACAAACGGTTCTAAAACAGAATGACCAAAGCCAGTAAATGTTGTGTGGATGATCACCTTGTCTTTATATTTGAGTGCAGCGTCGTAAAAATCTGGCGATACACATTTTGTTATTAGGATTGCGCCGTCGATTTGGTTCATTTTACTTGTCCAGGAAAGGTCAAGCCCTGCATCACCGGCCTCGGTTATCCCAATTTTGTATTTTGCCACTTTGCTATCACCGTCCTAACTGCTCAAAATAGAATTTAACCGGGTGTGGAGTAGGAGTGACCAGGCCAAAGCGAACAGCGTTCTTATATGTAACGCTGTCACGCATAAGAACAGTCGGCATATTTTCTACCATTTTGCGGAACCCTTCTAAGGTGGATCTGCTTTTGTAGTGGTTGCAGCTCCTACAAGCGGGGAGCATATTGTCCAGCGTATCTTCTCCCTGCTCCGACCAGCCATTGATAGGGATAACATGGTCAACCTGCATATCCTTATATTCCAGTTCACACCCACAATAAGCGCAGTGTCCGTTTGTCTTCTCATAGACTGCCATGCGCTCATCTTTGGTTAGTTTTCGACGTTGGTTCATTCCTGTTCCTCCATGGTGCTGTTACCAATAAGCAGAGTGTCCCTCAGTTCTTTCGCATAGCGGTCAAACTCCGCCATAAATTCCTCTTCTGAGATCTCTCTAAAACTCATGCCAGAAGTGTTCTTTGCTTCGCCCAGAATGCTGGAAAACACAGTGTCGCAATAGAAGGGGACAATATCATCGTTATCGCAGTCATGCCCCAAGTAGAGAGCCGGGTACTGATAGGGGTTGAAGTGGCAGTGGCCGGATAGATCATACTGCTCACGGGGGATATCAATGATCCGCAGATAGTTGCCGTTTAGGATAAAGCAGCGGCCTACATTTTTCTTTGCCTCTTCCTGGAACTTCTTGATTTCCATTTTCTCAAGAGATTTTCGGAGAATCTGAAGCTCAGAGATTTTCTTATCAACTTCTTGGAGTGTCATAACAGGATCTCTCTTTCGTGGAATACTTTTAAGTCAGATATAGGGAATAAGCCATGTTCAACCATATCGTATGGCTCGTCCTCCCATGAGATTTGGATTGGGCAATCTGAAATGGGAGCACATATTGGCCGGCCATTTAGGTTGTAGTGCGTCATTTTCGCCCAGTGATCTTTATACCTTTGCCACTCTTCTTCTGAGGAATTGAAATGTGCCTCTGGAGCTAAGAAACAATCAGCAATTCGCCAATGGCCGGTGGTGTGGGACAGCGATATTCTGACAGGCGGTTTTTCATATGCCCAGAGTTGGCCTGATTCGTCACAGGCCAGATAGCGTAAACCCCAGGAGCGCAACTTGTTTATATTGAACTTCATAACTTAATATCCACAATTTTCCCAATTATCGATTGCTTCTTGTTTTGTTGGAAAATCTGTTGTTTCATGCCCACAATTCCCACAACACACTGTCCATTCATTTACAACGCTCTCTCCGTAATCAAATACATATTGATTTACTTTGATATTGTCTTTTTCTCCACATTCTGGGCATTTTCTTAATCTACATGTTTTACTCATTTACATCTCGCCTTTCAATTTGGTTCCGCAATACCTACAATACCGTGCAAGCGGATCTACACTATCGAGCCGATGACAGTTAGGACATACACCCTTTCCATGGTCACACAAAATACGATGCTCCCCATCATCAAAATATTTCTCCCACTGCTCCGTAGTGGAGTTTGTATAATTGATGTCGATATCGTCATCCCAGTCTACATGAGCGCCAACTTTTTCATTGGCAAAGTGGGTGACACAGCTGGTAGAAATACCGTCAAGAGCGTCATCTTCAATGAGCCTTTTGATCTCAGATAAGGGAAGGTTTTCTTCTAAATCACATACATACAATGTCATTTTATAAAGCTGAGCCAAGATTGTTTTCCTCCTTTGCGTCCATGAGAGCACCACACGACGGGCAAACCTTATAATATTTCTGCACCCCTCGATATTCCCTGTGTTGCGCTTCGGCTCCACATTCTGAACAGTTCGCAGCGGACACATCGTTGCACCAATGCGGATGTATCCATCTTCCGTGTCGTACTGGTGCAACATTGGCTGCGGGAAGATTTTTAATTTTTTGTCTTTCTATGATGCAAGCACAACGTTCAGTCGAAAAAGTGCTGTAATTTTCCATGGTATCTGTTATGGCATGTATAGCAGCTTCCCGTTCTATATACTCTTTCATTTCTACTTACTCCGTAGCATGGCCTGGGCTTTCCTTATTGTTTTGATACACTCCATTACATCAGGTTCAATAATTTCTATTCTTCCCTCTCTGTCCGCCTGGGCCAGTTCGCGGAGACGAGAAGCATCAATTCCATAGCGTCGCGCAGTAGATTTCAAGCAGCCCTCTTCGACATCTTGCTTGATTCTTTCGATTTCCACCGGCTCCAGTCCAGTATCCTCGTAGGCGGCGAGGCGGTCAATAATATCGTCCATATCTCCACACTCGGCGTAACCACCATTTTCACAACAAAAATTGTGGCTACAGTTTTCGCCGCAACAAGCTGCCATAGCAGTTCCATTTGTATCGCGTTCTGTCAGCCGCTTCATGGATAATCTCCTTTCGTTTGCTCTTTCTTCCCGCAGACTGAACATCGAAATATTTTCGTTCCGTCTGTATTGGTCTGAATCCAGTGAAAATCGTGTGGGCATAAATCTGGATTATTTTCAAAGAACCTTTGAGTGAGTTCGGCATAAAATTGTAATTCTTCAAGCGTCATGGTTACCCTTCTTAATGCCGCACCATTCCCATTTATCCCTTGCATCAACGTTCTGATACTGGAAATATTCATGCTTACACTCTGCACACGCCCCTTCATTATGGTTTGGCGTGTAGTTCTTACAAGCCGGGCAATAACCATGTAACTGTTCAACCGCTGCATTCCTATCCGCTTTTACCCGTTCCAGGTCTGCACGAAGTTGTTTAAGCTCAACATGAAGTCTTGCATAGTCGCAGTGCTTATCACATTCTTTTGTATACTCCTTGCCGAATCGAGCGAAGCACCAATCTTTACATGGATTCATAATATCAGGCTCCTTTACTCAGACCGCAGAATTTATTTATCTGCCTCAGCTCTTCCAGATCGTCCTTTTCTCTCTGAAGGTGTTCAGCTATTTGCCTCATTGCCCAGTCTAAACGGTTAGATGACATCCACCCATAGTTAATTCCGCATTTTATTTCTTTTGTTTTGGTTTTCTTAGAAAACAGATGCGCTCTTACTTCTTTGGTTTTGATTTCTGACACACTTGCATACGGCAAACCAAAATGTGTTTCAGTCCAAAACTCTATTTCAAATGTCCGCCCTTCTACTTGAACACGTCCTGATTTATAGTCTTGTTTTATCATTGAGCTTTCTCCGTATTCCCAAATAGATTTAACCCGTTTTGGCCTTGAGTGATATTTGCCCTTTCAAAATACTCGATTGCAAGCTTATAGGCTTTTCGCTGATTGTCAAAATCCTCTTGCGTCACATCGCCAAGGTGAGCAATTTCTTTCTTGATAAGTTTGTTCTGACGGTGAAGCTGGATCGTATTTTGTGCAATACGAATTACTTGTGTTGCAACAAGCACAGTCACCATAATTGTGAGATATGTGTCCATACATCCTCCTATAATCTCGTCTTTTTATAAAATGCTGGTTGGATGCTTCCAATACTCATTCAACACATCGCGTTTAATTTCTTCATCACACTGTTGTACACTATAGATTTTCATGTAATCACCATAAATGCGTTTGAATCTTTCTTTTGCGTCCCTGACACTATTTGCAATTACATAAGAATAGAGGACAGAAGCGTTTCTTGATTTACACGAGAAACCAATGCTGTATAGTTCAAAACCGTTCTTCAGAATATAGCGGTTTAGGATTTTATCTCCTGTTGCTGGATTGCAGTGGTAGACTACATCATATCGCTCATACGGAACCAGTTTTTCTACCAATGGAACGCCCCACTAATCTGGCGGCATGACTCCGATGGAAACCAGATATGCGGAGTTCTTTTTCCATCTCTCGATAATTTCTAAGCAGGCATCTACATCTCTATTAAGTAATTCGATAGAGCGTTTGTAGTCTATTTCCTCCATTCGCTGCACCCTCCGTTATATTTCCATACACAACGGTCACATAAGCCAAAACACCATTTCTTTCTAAGCTTGATCAGAATCTTTGGCATTCCTTTCAGCCTCCAATTTTTCTTTTTGCTTTCTTTGCCAAGCTCTGAACTTGGTTATGTATGGCTCTGGAATTTCGTACCCTTCTAAACTTGCAGAGTACATGAGTTTTTCTGGATCTGCTAAAACCATATCGATGACAGCCATCATACCTTTCCAGTTATTCATGCTGTACATTTTGAAACCGTCTCCAACTTTTTCGATACCATCCTTTAGATCCCGTAAGGCTTTGCGGTAAACTGGATAGTAATGAAGCGGCAGGCCACTGTCTATGGCCTTTTTCTGCTCAGGAAGATAGGTATTGAAGTATTCTTTTAAGTAATCTCTGGCAGTACAGAGCGTGGTGCGGCGGTCATTGAGATAAGCGTCCGGCTCTTCATCAATCATTTTCTGTAAATCGTCAAGGAGATCTTGAGGTTTCCATGGTCGAGCTTCTACATGGCCTCTAATCATCATATTCCTCGTCCTCCATAACAGCTTTATTCCACGTGTCAACCGCGCATCTAAGTGCTCTTTCTGGGTGAGCTTTCCCCTCAGTTACTTTAAGGTGCGCCCGTCCAAGGAATGGCTTGCACTTTAAGGTAGCCCAACATCCGTGTCCGGCAATTCCTTTGAGAGACACGGATGGGGTTCTGCCGCAAACGGGGCAGGGGAGAATGGTAACATCAACTTGAGATTGCATCAACATACTCTTTCACCTTCTTCACATTCCAGAAGACACGCTTTCCAAACTGAATACGGGCTTCTGCAAGTTCCCCAATTTGTACGGCAGATCTTCGGCCACACCCAAGCATGGCCTGAAGATCGCTCGTATTCACTGCTATCTTTTCGCTGGGTTGAACTCCAGCAAATTGTCTTGTTGCGTTCATGTAATTCCTCCTACTACACCTACCAGTCCAGGAGCGGCACAATTAACCTTTATTTTCAGAAATTCCATCGAAAATCTGAATTGGGATTGGGCTGCATAACATGGGGTAGAGAATAGAATCTCGAATTTCTTCCCATGTGTCGCCCCATGTCAAATCTTCCTGTACGGCTACAAAGTCCGCCCATCTTCCACGCATGTTTTCATTCAGCCCTCTGATACACGCGACTTGAACTCCGTCAAAGAGATACAACCGCTCATTTTTGCTTGAAGTAACTAAACTCTCCTGCGAAACAGACCGGAAGCGGTTGATATATTGCTCCAACGCATCGTCAGTTTTATAAAAGACTAAAATTTTGAATGCTATATGAATCACCTCAAATCAATTAACTAACTCCTTACAAATCATCTTCCAAATTCTTATTCACATACACACAGGCGCTTTGTCCGTTGTCTTGGATGACGAGCGCACATAGGCGGCCATTGTATACACACCCAGCATCAATACATATGTCTCCTGTTTGGACTGTGTAGGCTCTTCTGTCAGTCCTTGGTGTGTGTCCAAATACAACTTGCTTTTCTCGTTCTTCTGTATCTGTTTGAATCCAATCGCGTCCCCACAGAAGATCTTCCTGGCTGTTATCTTGCAGCAGGGGATAGGACAAGCCGGCATGACAGAAAATAATCTCTGGGGTGTCGTAAACAAGTGGCAATGTCTCAAACCATGAAACTGCGTTAGCAAGATCCTGGCCGTTTTTCTCAAAACTGTATTCAGTTGATCGCCCGCCGTTTCGATACCAGAGCGGATAATTACCATGCCTATATGCGTCAATCGCCATCTGCTCATGGTTTCCTCTGAGGCATACAACCTTATCCTTGCCGATTTGATGCTGAAGCTTAATCAGCATACTTACAACCTCATAGCTGAAGTATCCACGATCAATGTAGTCTCCGATGAAGACAAGCGTATCTGTCTGACTGGAATATGATACTCTATTGAGTAAGTCTTTTAGCGTATGCACACACCCATGGATATCTCCAATTGCCACAAGTCTGTCCATCATTTCACCTCTTTGAAAACTTTCTCTGGATTCTTTTGTGGGATGATATTGACCTTAACGCCAATCTGTTTCAGCAGATCAATATAATATCCAGCGTGGATATTCCCCTCCAGAACCGACACTTCTTTTACAGATGGGGCAATGACAGTTGTAATATCATCAATCTTCGTTCTTTTAATAAAAAGCCCCTCGATAATATCATACGGATGTCCCATTACGGAGCAGAACCCGCTCTCTGTAACAATGGTGCAGCCGTCGATGTGAGGCATAATAATCATTCTTCCACCGCCTCCGAATTGAACACAATGGGGTCTGTATAAAAGAACTCTGTATGACTACCAACATCAAAGGCAGTCATCTTCTTCCCTTTCACTTTTGTATTCCACATTCGGACATAATAAATATGGAAATGGCGATCGTCACAGAACTTCTTGATATGTTGGAGCGCTTCAGCGCGGGCTTCTTCCGTCGATAAGCTATCGCTAATCTGAGCAATCTCCCGCATATTCCCATTGCTTCCTTTGAAATATAGCGTCATGCTGCAATTTCTCCTTCCTCTGAGATTGGCAGTTTGTAGATCGTCACATCCATGTCGTTAAAATATGTGCAAATCATTTTGTAGACTACGCCCCAGCTGCCATTTGCAAGACCACATCCGAAGTTGTATGGGAAAGCCAATGACTTATCGTGAAACGCAGTTCTTAGCTGGTCGAATGCCTTTGTGAGAGCCACATAATCTGTATAGACCTTCCCGGCAGTTCGCCCATAGTTGAGTTGGCCGAAGACATTGGCAACTGCTTTCCCAGGCTCCACATCGATCAACTGCACCTTTCCAAGCAAATCATATGGGGAAGTAGAACGCCGGCAGAATTTGTGGTATTCTGTCTTAACCTCAGGCCAGCGTGTGTAGATTGCCTTTGCAACACCAGATCCCATTACACTCCTACAATTTACTTGCTGAACAATAATATCTTCTGTAGCGTCCAGCAAATCGCCAATTACTGTCTTAATCATTCTGGTCTCTCTTTCTGCACACTTCTGGGACAAAGACAACGATTGATGTATCTGGCCTAAAACAATATTCCTCATATTTCTTGTTCCAGGCATTTGCGAACTCTACAAACTCTCTCACCCCAGCGTTATCAAAATACACACCGTCGCAATCAAACTCGTCTATAAGCTCTGCAATATGTGTTTCTGGATCGAGGCGAAGATAGTCACGATAAGTTCCAAATACATAATCTGGAACATCAAATCCGCCAAACTCGCTTGCATCCAGTAGATCGCCAAGATCTGAATAGAACTCGTCGTTCCAGTAAAGCATATTTCCTGGAAACTTTTCTTCGTACTCTTCCCAGGTCATTTTCTGCGCCTTTTCAAAAAGCTCTTTATCCCTACATGAGTCACACTTGGTAATGTACCGAGGGGTTTCAACGCCACAGACGCTGCAATGGTATTGCTTACAACAAATGTTTGCTGCGTATTCGCTGGCATATCCCTTGCCGCACTTATCACAAAACCATACGTCCATAGTTTTCTTGGTCGCCATATAATCACCACCTAACGAAAGATAACCACCATACTTGGAAATGGTGCAGAATTTTTGCCGTCGCCAAACTTTAATCTGCCACGAATAAAGCGAATTTCCACATTTGGCTTTCTATAAATGTAGTCGTGAAAATAACTGGTATCTGTACGTGCCGGGATCAGCATTACAACCGTTGTATTTGGCTTCTTAGCTTCTTCAGAGCTTTTCTTCACCCAGTCTTTAATCGCTCTACCGTATGGCGGATTGCAAAATACGGTCTGCCCCCCCCAGCATTGTTCAAGTCCATTTTCCTGCTCCGTAAAATACTTGTCGCATTTATGGTTGGACTCGTCTGCACAAGGGTCGAGGGTGAAGTTGAACTCTGAATCCAGCTTGTCATAAAAGTCCTGCGGCGTTGCCCAGTCCATCTTCTTAGAAGAAAACATGACCTCTGTATTCATTGCCACCTCATAAATTGATTAACTATTTGCTTTGATAATTTCGTCCAATGTCCTTGGCGTATATCCCATATAGGGGAGCATACAGCCTACATTGATGATGTTCCCGCAGCTATGCGAATTAAGCGATCTGCTGTTCTTCAGCTCCGCTCTCCACTTATTAAGGAAATCATTTTCCCGTGTTGTATGGACATGGCCGCAAAGCATATAACAGTCTGGATTGTAAGAAGACTTGTAGAGCAGCATAGGGTAATGGCACATAATAACATGCCGGCCACCATCGGTAATCTCCTTATAGTCCTTAATGTCTTGGAACATCTTTTTTAACGGAGAAGACATCTCTTTCAAATCGTGGTTTCCACGGATCAGTACCTTGTTTCCGTTTAACAATGGTACAATTCGTTTCCACTCTGGCTCTTTACCCCAGCAAAAATCCCCCAAAATATAGGTGGTATCTCCAGCTGAAACCGTGTTGTTCCAATTTTCAATAAGAGCTGTCTCCATTTCTTCTGTATTTCTAAATGGTCTGTTATCAAATTTCAGAATATTTGCATGGCCGAAATGTAAATCACTTATGTATCGGTTCATTCTCGTCTCCTAATATGGTAGTGCTTGATACGGATATCGAGTCCTTTTTCTTTTGCTGTTTCAATCATGTGTTTTGTCCCTTTGGATTCGCCGTCCCAGAAAGCAACCAGAGCGTCTGCGTATTCTGCCATTTTTACATTCCGTTTGAATCCTGCGGACTTCCCATCGAGATCCCAATCGGCGGGGAAGTAGATGACCTGATATCCATGCTCTTTTGCGTATCGTTCTCCAAGCCTGTCTGCGCCACGAGCCATGCCACACACGATCTGGATATCATCATTTATATTCTTTAGGAGGTAATCCAGGCTGTCGGAAAGCCCTTTATAGTTATTAAAGTCTCTGCCGCCGGCCACGATTACTTTGAACATTTTGTTGCACTCCTATCGATTAAAAATGAAAATCATTATCCTTGGCAAGAAACACTTGATTCATGGGGCAGTCCTTACACAATTCCTCTGCGTATGTACCACCTTCGCACATCATTCCATACCCACGATTGCAGCTTAAATCTTGCATATCACCACGCCAGCGCTCAGTGATTATCCCGCCACAAGCGCCATCGTAACAGTATTCGTTCATGCGACTTCCTCCAATCTTTTTAAGGACACATCAGCCCATGGCATACCGTAATATTTACTCTTTTTATTATCACATATACCGTTGTCCATCCCAATATAATGCCTGTTTTCTAACTTTGCGGCAATTAGTGTAGAACCAGATCCACAGCAATTATCCAGAACTACCCCCCCCACATTCGTATAGGTGCGAATGGCATATCGCAATAGATCAATCGGCTTTTCCGTTGAACTAATTGCTACTGAAGGATGAGGCTTTGGAAATCTCCAAATAGATGTAGGATATTTCATATCGCTCTTGTTCTCCACAACTTTATAAGAGCCGTATATTCTGTTGGAACTGATATCCTCAATTGCTTCTCCAACAGCCTTACCCTTACTATGATTAGGAGAGCCTTTGTGCATTTGTGGATGGTAGATAGGCTGTGATTTATAGAACACCATAATGTCCTCGTGCTCTCTCATCGGCATTCTTTTCGCATTTAGAAACCCGCTTTTCATAACCTTATCCCAAATAATGTTGTATCTATGTAGTTTTGGATTTGACAACATCATTTTTGCTGTAAACTTGTCTTGCCCGAACAAAAGGATTGCGCCACTTGGCTTTATAATCCGTTCATATTGCTTCCATAATTGAACGGGGTCAATAATCGAATCCCACTTGTTTTTAGTGATACCATATGGTAAATCACACAGAATCATATCTATTGACTCATCATCGATACAATTCATGCCGACAAGACAATCAATATTATAAACCTTATCTAACTCCAAATTTTAGCTCCTTCGGTTCATTTCTCTGGTCAGAAAATCAGCTGATTGCCAAAGACTATCTTCTTTATATCGCCATGTTTTCTGGCAGCCATAATCAAGCTCTTCAGCACAACGAGAGCACAGACAATAGTGCCTTGCCCACGGCTTTTCAGTGAGTCTTGCCCCGCAGCACTCGCATATATCCCCGGTATCAAGCGCATGGTTAAATCTTTGCATTTGACGCTCAGACGCATTTCCGCATAGGATAAGAGAATTCTTGTAGTTTGACAAATCATAGTCAGACTGAACCATCTTCATATGCTCATAATCCCAAAGAAAATGCTTTCCAAATTCCCTCATTACTTTGGTTAGGGATATTTCTCTTCGCTGAGTGCTGAATGTGCGGGACGCAGTTAAATCGACGTTGGTTTTCATTTGCGCTTACCGCTAAAGATACTTCTGATTTTGTTAAAGAAACTCTTCTTCTCAACAGATGTGATTCTAAATTCTCCGCGCTGATTCTCTACAATTCCGTTGATCTGCGCTTTCAGCTCCGCAATATCCTCAGGGGTTTTAATGGTGTGTGTGATATTCCTTCCACTATGAGTTTTGAAATCACCAACCAGCTTATCAAGAGTAAGATCGCAATATTCATCCTCCCAATCCCCAAGGAAATAGAAGCGGTCAACAACAGTTCTGCTTGCCTCATTTTGGAATGTGCCAAACAGGATCGGGTCTGTACTCCGGCGCTCTTTCTCTACCTGCCGTTCTACGCGGCCAGTATAGTCAGTAAAAAGGACATAGAGCTTATCAAACTTACCCTTAACTGCCTCTACAACGGAAACGATCTCGTCTGGGATCTCGCGCTCATAGTTTTCAAGCTCAATGATTTTCACAACATCTTTTGCCACATTGTCGATATACTCTTCAATATCGTCACGATAAATGAAAGTGTCTACACCGAGCGCAATCAATTCCCGCTCCTTTTCAATGCACTCAAGATGGAAAATCAGTTTCCGCATTCCTTTTGTTTGCCCTGTGATTCGGTACTTGTTCAAAAGTTCCAGACAATTATCGTAAATTGCCGTCAGGTCTTCATCGGTAACACTATGCTTTCTGTCCTTGATAAATTGGAAATACTCGTCAGGAGAGTAGGTTTTGCTTGCGTCCATATGTAGACACCTCCATAATTCTTATTTAGTTTTTAGCGCCAAACTCAACAATGTCTGGAATACTGGTCGATCCAAATCCACCGTTGCGCACTCCATCTGCCTCATCGTCATACGAAATCCCATAGGGGAGAAGAATGCCCTGCACAAAGCTGCTGCCGGTTTTGACGAATAGCTTTTTATTCTGCCGGCTGTCGTTGATTACTTTGGCAAAAATGTGTCCCTCGTTATCAGAGTGGAAATAGTCGGAATCAATTACGCCAACTGTGTTGTTGAGCTGGAGGCGGTACTTAAATCCAAGGCCGCTCTTTGGCATACAGGCCAGCCACCAGCCGTGGTCAATTTCAACACGAATACCAGTCGGTACTTTCATCTCAACGCCTGGAGTTAGGCTCATATCAAACGGGGCAAAGAAGTCATATCCAGCAGATCCTTTTGTAGCCCGTGTAGGAATCTTGATCTGGTCATAAATCTCTCTTACAGACTCTTTAGATGGCTTATCGCAATCCTCAAAAAATGTGTCACAATAATCATTGTAGAACTGGTCAAATGATACCTTGCTAAATTTCGCTACTCGATTCATGTGTTATCATCTGCCTCCTTGATTTTGATATATAAACCGCAATGGCATGTTCCTTCCTCCATTGCAAGAAACTCTTTACACATACATTTTGTATCTGGACTTTTTACAAGCTGACATGGGCAATACCCATCGTTTGCTTTCAATTTTGCCCTTACTTCATTTGCATACTCTTTGTCTGGGTTCACTGTGATTCTCATATGGCACCTACCTACGATATCTGCTCTGCGTACTGATTATCTGATGAAAGCTCAATCCCCAATACATCGTCATGCCGATGCTGCTTGTCTGGAATGAAACGGCCAAATTTCACGATGATGAATTTATGCTTCCGAAGACGCTCAAGCTCGGACTGTATCTCGTCTGGGTAATATCCCGTATAAATCACAAACGGCGATTTGTCTCCAGACGCACGGAATAATCTAATAAGAGACTCAACCTCGTCAATTTGAAGCATAGGTTCCATCCCGCCAATCACAACTGCTTTTGTAATTGGGTTTGTTGAGAAGTGCTGGTAGATTACTGTGTCTGGGATATCTTTTGTATCTGCCTGGGCAAGAGGTGCGTTTTGGCACACCTCAATACCCAGGTTAGATTCTGTACAGCATTTGAAATCACAAAAGCAGGTGTTGATGAACATAGACGGGAGTTTGAAGTTTGTAAAGTCCTCTTCAATAATTCCCTTTACCCGCATTACATGACCTCGCTTTTTGTAAGAACGTCATACCACTTTCTCTTATTAAACTCCTGCTTGCGGATATTCTGATAGCTACTAACGGGTGTATAGAAGCCCACTACACGAGCGTATGTATCAGCAATGGGCTTTCCGCAATGTGGACATGTCTTTGTACCCATAAAAGCGTGTTTATCTTCACACACAGAAATCTTTGTCGTAAACGCAAAGTAAATCACACCCTGGCTGGCTACATAGTTGAGCATATCCCATGCGGCCTCTTCATTGGGGAAGCGGCTCTCAATATCAATATGGGCGATACAGCCGCCACCACACTTGGCATCAAACAGGGAACCAAGTCGGCACTTCTCCTGAATCGTGCATTTCTCCATGAGAGGAATCCACTGGTTTGAGTAGATAAAATACTTGTTCTGCTCAAAGAGAAGATTGTCTGCCGTACAAATGACACCAGCGCAATTCTCCGCAGGAATCATTTCCAGGTTGAATGTGAAATCGCACTCAAAGTTATCTTTGACATCGTTGATGGTATCGAGAATTTCAGTTGCAAACTCCACTGCCTCATCTGAGTAGGACTTATTTCCCATTTCATCCTCGTTAATCAGGCCAAAGAGATCCATTACCTCGTACATACCGATGCCGCCAATGGTACAAAACTGTTTATCCAGCTCCACGGCACCGTCCTGATAGTTCGGAAGAAGCCCCTTCTCGATGTTTCTCTGAATGACATGCCGCATGGAATACAGAGCCTTACAATCAAGCAACACACGATCACGAAGAATGCTGATGTACTTCTTCTTATTCATCTTGCTCTCATACGCAATGCGGACAAGGTTAATGGTGCTGACGCGACACGAACCAACACTGAGGGCTGTACCGCCGATAGAGTTGATAAACGCATCCAGCTTCTTGGTGTCGCTGAGCAGCCGGCAGCAGTTTGATAGGATACCGATATTATCGCTGACAAAGAAATTGGAATCGCTCCACTTGATGTTGTGGTTGCTGCACCAACGAGCAAACTCTTCGTCCTGGAACTTCCCGTCCTTATAGTAAAGCGAGTAGGTAAGCACCGGATAGGTGAACATATTTTCCTCTCGAATTTCGCTTACAACCTCCATAAAGACCTTCTGGAACTCGATGAAATCCTCAATATGGTCAATGGCAAGCTGTCCGTCGGGGAACTCCACACCACCAAACAGGGATTCCAGATAAGGGCGGTCAAAGATAGAGACATTCGTGAAAGCGCTCTGATCGATTCTGAGGAATGGCTGATTCAGACGATAGACGAACTTTTGGAATTGCTGCCTGGCGTAATATGACGGATTCTTCATATAGTATCCACCGTCAACATCCTTCTTCCAGAAGTACCACGCCCAGATCAATACATTGGGTAGGCCAACTGCGCCAGACTGACGGTTGGAAAGGAAGGACACGAACTCGATTACATCATCAAAATATGTGGTAAGGTGCTTTGGAGCTTGGTGGTTATAATGATCCAGGAAGAAAAGACCTTCTGTTGCCAACCGAGTCAAATCATTTGCCCAGCAGTATGGGAAATAGCTGGCTGTCGTGCTGTCGTTGAGATAGAAGCCTTTGCTGAACTCCTGCTCCAACCACTGCTTTGCGGTGCGCAACCCCCACTGCTTTTTGATGGTCATAAAGATCTTGTTCAGTGCGAAAAGCTTATCCTCACTCTTAGCTTTTTCTGTCATAAAGCTTCGGATATCTTTATGGTTTGCATTTGCATTGGGATCAATAGAGGCATCCGCCAATGTATCCTTGTCTACGAAATTGTCAATAAACTCGGAGAAGTCCAGCTGGCTCGGATGAACACCATTGATATACTCAAAATCCTCACCATATTTCTTTTTCAGGTCTTCTAAGCAGCGCTCAAAGTCTTTAGATAGCTTTAGCGTAATATCCATATTCCATCACTCCCCCTGTTCATTGATCCACTTTACCGCCTCTTGAAAATCCATCATTTTCCCGTCAACATCAAGCACAGGAACCGATGTAATGCCAAGGGCAAGCATTTTATCTACATCTGTACACATCTCATATGAGATACTTTTCTCGTTGAGCTTACGCTCTAAGACCCCGCATTTAGGGCACCCAGTTGAATACACTACAATCATGCGCTTTCTACATCTACTCCTTTCAGAACTTGGTCAATCTCATCTTCATCGGAAAGCATATCTGCAAATTCAGAGACAACTTCATAAATTTCATCCCAGGTTTCTACTCTTACCATCCCAGCTGCCTCATCGTTATAGCTCCTATTGTGTGGACGATCAAAGAGAACAGCCAGACCACAACTTGTAACTTCAAGATTGTGTGTGCCGTCATCAATCATAATGTCACCGAAAATAAGGCTCTTATCACTTGCGACAATGACATCCTCCCACTTTAGGTAAGGATACATTTCAAGCAACCGCTTGATTTTTGCAGGAACCGTAGCATAATGAGATGCTGTGACAATGCGGATAGTGTGTCCATCATCAATCAATTTCTTTAGGATATCCTGGGCGTTCTGCATTGGAGCAATCTTTCCCCAAAATTCAGCGGTGTTGAGAGGGGAGAAAAGGTCTTCATTTGTAAGAGATGGGAAGAACTTGGCAATTCTCCAATCAGTGATATCCTCTTCACAAAGAGAAGACCCGCATTTCTTATTCAGCTCATCAACCCAACACTCAACGAGGTTTTCGAGAACATCGTCCATATCAACTAATATGGTCAGTTTCTTCATGCACACACTCCATATCTGTCTACGACGATATTACAAACTTTATTGTAAAGATCCTCCAATGTGCCGTCGTTCACGATTAGAAAATCTGGGACTACATGATCGAGCGCAGTTTCAGACGGGTGATTCTGCTGTTCTGTAGTAAGGGGGCTTTCAAAGTTCTCCCGGCGTACCCTTAAATGAATCACATTAAACCCGGCTTGTTTCAAACCGTCGATCTCATTTGGAAATCTGCTGTCAGGAATAAGAACAAAATCCCATTCGTTTGGGAACATTGAGAGCATATCTTTGACGAAATCAACCCAATAATTGGGACGCTGCTCCCGTACAATGTCTGTCCCAACTTTCTGGAGTAGGCTTCTACCATAAGCATCTTTCTCCCCATTCCATCCAAAGAAAGTTCGACATACATACTTTACAAGATCGCCGTAATGGGCAATTAGTACGGTATGTCCCATACTCTCCAACGCTGTTTTTATCATCCCAGCAGTCGTATCCTTTCCATGCTGCGCTTTACCAGAAATACAAACTACCTTCATTTACTCGACCTCGCACTCGATATCGTCAAAAATCACCGGGATTCTCGCCTTAAACTCATTCAGCAACATCGCCGCAATTTCTCTCATCTGCGGATGCGCCGCAATAGGAGTACGGAGCTTGAAGAAATGCCGCCATTCACGCATGTTCATTGTGATACAAATCTCTGTCTTTGTGGAATTATTCAATACGGAGCGGGCAATCTGGGGAGATGCGCCAAGTTCAATCATACGATTGTAATGGCGCTCAGCATCACTACAGGCCATAAGCCATTCGTTGTAAATAGAAGCAACGGTTTCCGCATCCAGATTCTTCATTTTTGGATCAAGCTCCATACCGCCTTTGAGATCGATATATGTAATCTCTTTTCCAAACTTATCCTTGGAATAATTACAGTATCTTGTGCTCTCCTGGGCGTAGCTTGCAATACGGTGGCGCACCTCTTCATGGGAAACGCCACGATCATTGATAAGACGCACCGTGATATTGTAGTGCTCAATTACAGCCTCATGCCCGCGTTTAATAATCCCAGATACAAAAGATTTGCATGAATCATCTGTAATCTTACCCTCACTCTTATAGCATGTGCGGCCAACAGTTTCGATTGTTTTCAGAATCTGATCTGAATCAATCGGCGTAATAATTTGAAAGCTTGGCTTAATTACCTTCATTACAGAACCTCCATAAATAGATTAACTAATTGCTTAAATAGCAGAAATATGTTGTAGTCCCAAGCACCTCATCGTAGTATTCATAGTATGTACCATCGCCCTGCGGAAAGTTTGCCTGGAACACTACATTTTCAGGTAGAACGCTGCCATGCTCTAAGAGCTGTCTTGCGTTTTCAATAGTTCTTTCGTCTGGCGTATTATTTATCGCGCCATTCCATGTGGGAGAGTATTGGCCTTTTGCGTAGATTACGTCATATAGAGTATCAGGGAACAGTTCATGGTTCATTCTGTTTATCACAACGCTGCCAACATACAGCTGCATTTCATCAGATACCCAGCTGGCTCCCATTTCAGCAGTGATAAGACGAGCCAATAAATCTAAATCATCTTCTGTATACGGAATAGCGGGAGTATTCACATCTACACTCTCTTTCTCCACCTGCGGACTTGCCTTGGCTTTCTCAATAGCTGCATCTTCCACCTCTGTATCATTCGACGAAGCAGGAGTTTCATATGAAATGCAAGACATCTGCTTTGCCTCAACCACATTTGTATCTGGCAGAACAAACGAAGTCAAAACAAAAATTGCCGAGGCCATAATCAGGCATGTTACCGTTTTGAAGATAAAATTATGTTTATGTGTCATTTCCGTTATATCCTTTCTTACATTATGCAATCAATTCGTAATCAAGCAAATACCAATAACCACTCCTGTTTTTCTCCAATTCTTTTGCCAACACGATATCAAACCGCTTAATGGGTGTTTTCGTAAAAGTATGTGAACGGATTGTGAGACGCGCCATTTTCCCACTACCGATAGATCTTGTTTGCACAGCGTATCCCCAAATTGTATTATCCTTTTTACTGGACAACGGGAACACATCTGTAATCAAAAGCTTGCGGCGGTCTTCTTTCTTGTTAGTTGTTAGGTCAATATATCCCATAAGTTCGATTTGATTTTGTATTTTGCATTTCAAATCTAAATCTGGGAGATTCAAAGCCTTAATAATGCTTTCACACTCATTTAGAAGACCCTGCATATCTGTAATGCTATAAGCCTTTGCTTCTGTCCCACTCTTTGTTTTATCGGTTGCATGTTTCGATACAATCTCAAGCATCTGGCCGCTCAGTTTATCTTTCTGGACTTTCTTTGCTGTCCCGTTCTTGAAAAATGTAAACACAGATGTGATTTTTGAAAGTTCAACAACATTTCCAAAATCAGAAAAGAAGTCAATCTTGATCAGAATGTCTCTCTGTCTGGTGTCAAGAGATGTCTCTGAATTCATCAAACTAAGCAGCGACATAAATGTATCAGTAGCACTTCTTTTTGAAAGATCATAAAGTTCGTTTGCCACAGCGCTGTTCATGTACTTGATAGAGTTGATTCCCTTGGCTATCACATGCCGATCTTTGTCAAACACATATTTGTCCTTAGAGATGCCGTATCGAGGCGGGACAATTTGAATCCCATACAGCTCTGCCAGGGCGCTTCCGTTCTTGATGTCTTCCTCGTTGTTTGCGTTGTTCAAATACGCCGTGATAAATTCAGCTGGATAATAATAGCGAAGGTAGGCGCACAGATAGCCGATCATACAATATCCAATTGAGTGGTTATACCCGAACTGGTAGGACGCACTATCTTCAATGATTTGAAGGAACTCTTTTGCCTCTTCTTCTGCCACTTCTCTTGGCTGTGACGATTTAGAACAGTACCCCTCTAAGATATCTGGCAAAGCTGCTTCAAGTCTATCTTTTTGTTTGCGGCCAATGGCGCGGCGTACATTGTCTGCCTCACTGCCTGATAGACCGCAAATCTCTTGTAAGAACTTAATGGTATCCTCTTGGTAGATAAGATAGCCAAGATTGTCTTTCAAAAGATCGTCAATGATAGGGGAAGGGTTGTGGTGTGGTTTTCGCTGAAGAAGCTCATCTCGATACGACGCACCAGACGGCCTGATACACGCAGTGACCAGGGACATATCATAGATGCTGTGTGTCTTGAATTTCCGCAGGCTGTCAAAGGCAAAAGCTGATTCAAACTGGAAGATCCCGATAGGGGAACGCAGCATGTCTTTCCAAACCGCATCGTCATCCCAGTTGATCTCGTGAGACTTTGGATATGGCTTTCCAATCAGTGCATATGTGTCCTTTATGATTTCGATATTCTTTAATCCAAGGATATCGTATTTCACAAGGCCAGCCTCATGCACACATTCCATGTCGATCTGCAAGATTTCTTTTCCTTCAGAGAGAAATGTACCGTAGTGATCCCGCAGTGTGATTGGACTTGCCACAATGCCTGCCGGGTGCATGGATTGAGAAATCGCAACATCAAGAAGCCCGTCGTAGTAGTAAAACACTTCTGGATATTTTGTTCTTGCTTTTTCCTCATCCAGCTCAAACAAGTCTTTAATCTCGTTATTTACTTTGCCAACCCATGGGTTCTTCTGAAAGATTCTCTCATTTTCCTCTTTGAGTTTTGTGTACTCCTTAGAAAATTGTTTGACCAGTTCAGCTCGTGGAGTTTGCTCAAATCTTTTCGGCAAAATTAGTTTTCCGTTTTTATCAAGGAGATACAGACCAAACCCGTCCCCCACATCGCCAAAGGCAATTGATACGCCATCATCTTTTAGCTGTTCCATCACTTTTCGGAACTCTTTTTCGTCTCTTTGATGTTCCTTATTCCACTTTACACCAAGCGCACGGCAAATCTCATCAATGCACCCTTTGGATTTAATCGTACCAATCGCAAGGATAAAGGCGGTTTTTTCCTGCCCAAACCTATTGATGATGTACTCATACACCTTGTCTCTATCGGAAGGGGATACGTCAATATCGATATCTCCGATCTCTTTACGGTCTTCATTACAAAACCGAGAGAAAACCGTGTGCCAGGTTTCAGGATTGAGGTCTGTCGTGTTTGTCACATAGGCCACGCGAGAGCCGCCGCAAGAACCACGGTTAAACCCAATCGGGATACCATTTGATTTGCACCATGTTACAAGCTCTGACATAAACAGCATAAAGCCAGACATATCGATTTTATCGAAGACGCGGCACTCTTCTTTGATTGCCTCTTTGAATTTGGGTATCTGTTCCTGGGTGATTGCGCCCTCTTCAATTTTGGCCTCAAAGTTTTTCTGAATAGTATCATCAAACACAGTTTTGTCTTCAGCGCCATACAGCTTAGGATATTTGAAGCTGATATCCAGATCAAAAGGCTCAACAGAATCTGCCATACGGTTTGTGTTTTCTATCGCCTGGAGGAAAACCGACTCTGGCAAAGCGTGTTGAATACGGAACATTTCAACCAGTTCGTCATAGGTCTTGTAGGTCAAGTCAAAGCTGTCTTCGTCTGCAAACTCAATATGTTTTGCCAGCTGCATGATACTCCTACACTCTGCCTTATAAGCATCAATGCTGTGCGTATCTGTGCCAGCGATCAAGGGAATCCCGTACTTCTTAGACATTTCCGCCAAGTGACAGTTGTAAGAGATTTGTTCTCCAAAGTTATGAGCCTGCACCTCTAAATAATCATAATGCCGAAGCAGCTTTTCATACATCGGATGCCGAATGCTAAGCTTGTTCAGAGGGGATGCGAGACAGGCGCTAATCTTAATCACATTATCAGAGATGCCAAGAAACTCATCAAATGTAATTCGTGGCTTATAGTAGAAATGATCTTCACGATTGGACAGGCTCACAAGATTGTTGATTTCAAGGATGCCGTCATAATTCTTTGCAATCAAAATCGTGTGATAATTGTCTCTGACCTTCTTTTTCCCAGACTCCATTAGATCAGAAAGCTCTTTTTGTGCTTCTTCTTCGCTTCGACCTTGCTGCGCCTCATACCATAAGTCGTTTACATCTGGGTACTCATAGAGCTGCTCGGTCAAATAGCACTCTACACCATGAAGATATTTGATTCCCGCTTTATCACAGGCCATCTTTTTTGCAACCCACTGATATATATTTCCGTGTTCCGTAAATGCAATCGATGTCTGACCAAGCTGGACAGCACGATCAATATAGTCTTGAAACTTTGTCGCGCTATCCAGCAAGGACAGCTCTGAATGCACATGGTAAGCAGTATAATTTTTAGACAGAAGTTTCGCCTCCTTACCACTATCCATCTACTGTTCCGAATACCTCATCTTCTTCATCAATTAACTGAGCTGGGGGATAGGGGAGACCACCTGTGTACGGGTGCTTATCCCAGGAGTATCGACGATCCAAATCCTCTTCAGAAGTAAAAAACCGCCTGGAAGGTTGGTCGTAATATACACCAACGCTTCTACCCTCGAACCCAAGCATTCTGTCTTTTAGAATGTCGATCAGAACATCCTCCTTGATTGGCTTAACGCGCCAACCAGACCCATTCATCTTTTGTTCTCCCTGCTTATCCTTTTCCGACACGCGGTAGAGACTGATGATTCTGTGCGCCAAATCAATAATGGCCGAAATGCCTTGAACATCCATCTTGTTAAGCCGCCGCATTGTGTCAATCTTATGAGGATGGACAACAAGCAGAACGATGACATTGAACTTTACTGCAAACGCAATCAGGTTCATTATCAATTCAGATTGCTTATTGTACTTGTTATCATCGCTGCATTCCAGATTGATAGCGGTGAGATTATCAAGAATCAAAAGTTTTGTCCCATATTTGCGAACAGAGTCTTCCATAGTCTTCAGAAGATCGGTCATCCGGTTAGAGCGGCCATCCTCATAGATGTACAAGCGGCCACGGTAAAACTCATCAATCTCCCGCTTTGCCTCTGGCCTTACCTTGTAATATGTCGCGTCTTGAAAATGACGCTCTTCAATATGGCGCTGGCCTGCAAGAACGGAGTTCAACCAGTTTTTTGTCTGGAAATTAGGAAGCTCACCAGAGAACAGGAACACATTTTTATCCTGTTCAAGAGACTGGCAAATAATTTGGTTGATAAACGAACTCTTGCCGGCACCGTTGATACCAGTGATGATGTTTAATGTCCCCTGGAACAGCTTCATAAGATATCGGTCAAGAGGCCGAATACCAGTTGTAATACCATCAATCTGGTCTAAGTCAACATCCTGGATGTCGGAGAAATCAATTACGCCTGGCACTGGGCTATCCTTGGCATTCAGAATGATTTCAAGGACTTTTTCTTTGCCGAGATAATAAAGAGCTTCGTTGAGATCGTTGATACTATATTTTTTGCCGTTCTCTGCCTCAAAAATGGGAGGCACTTCAACGACCTTAGTTCTCCAGCTGCCGAGACGATACACAACCTCTTTTTGCATTTTTTGCCCGGCCTCGTCGTTGTCGGAGCAGACAATGATGCTGTCAAACTGCTCTAACCAATCCCAATTCTCTTCGATCCAGTGGAAATTCCCGCTGCCGAGCGGGACGGAGACTGCATTTGTGAAACCAGCCTCAATAGCGGATAAACAATCGGGTTCGCCCTCGCAGATCAATAGGGGAGCGGTTGTGTTTATACGGTTCATGTTAAATAGGAGGTTACTTGTATCAGCATTCTTTTGACACCAGCATTTATTTTCTCCCTTGTGGATCTTTCTGGATGGGCGGTACTTTACCATAGTCAGAACATCGTTGGAATCATAGTAGTTCCACACGATGTTTCCTTCTTCGTCCTGTCTGACATCTGCGTAATCCAATGTCTGAGGGCTAATGCAACGCTTTTTGAAATACGCATAGATCTTGCTTTTATCTCCAATAGGTACTTCTTTTGGATACCTATATTGATGCTTTGTTTTTACCCCAAGCTCACCAAAGCTGTATTTGATTCCAGCCAAATCAAACAGCTTCTGACAAGCCTGAAGATAGGTCATACCCTTATAGATGAACACATCAAGAATGTCGTAATTTCTTGCACACGCCCCAAAGCAGTGGAAAGAGTATGTTTTGCGGTTATATATAAACGATGCGTGATCCTCCTGGTGAAAGGGGCAACAGCACCGTAGGTTCTGTTCGTCAAAATCCTCAATGCCTAACTCCTGAACGATAATCTTTGCGTTATCATCGCCCAGCTTTTCTTTCGCCTCAAGGATCGTATCACGATCAATTTGCAGTTCCCGTCACCCCTCTCTTTAGGAAGCGTTTCTATACTCACAATCCCCACTCACATCGCATAGATAATGACAACGCCAATAATCTGGCTTTGCTCCCCAGTCATCATTTATGATGATTTTTTCAATCTCTTTTTTTGACCATTGCTCCATACGATGAAATTTCTCTTCTCGAAAAGCCTCTTGAATCATTGTCTGTGAACGAAAACAATTGAATTCAAGTGCATCTGGATATTTACCGTATAACTCTTTGACTGGCGCAGAGTATACATACAGCTGTCTATAGTAGCTGTCTAATTCCAAATCCGACTTTGTAGGGGATGCCCGATTTGAACGGGGCTTCAATGTCCTTGATTTATGGTCTGTGATAATCAACTTCCCGTTTTCTTCACTGATAAGGTCTATAAAGCCAGTCCATGGTCTGCCAGCAAATTCAAAACTTACCTGCTGCTCTACACCAAGGATATCTCTCTTTGGGAAAGATAGATTATCAAGATAACGGAACCCCTGCTCAAAATAATTATGGTAGATTTTTTGGTTTGGAGCCTTTGACCTTACATTAGAAGAAAAGTGGGCTACATAGAATGTAGAAAGATCAGATTCCTTCAAAACACCGTCTAAGTACATTTGCATAATCATATGGATATAGCTTCCGAACTCTGCAAAAAACCCACTTTTCTTTTTCAGCGGCCTACCGAACTCGTCACGATACAGATAGCTCAAAAACCATCTGTAAGGGCATTCATCAAACGATGTGAGGCGAGAATAGCTCCATACCATATCTGATATCGTTAAATCATAACGAATAGAGCATCACCGCCAGACTGTTGATCAGAACGGGAGGTCTTCGTCATCCTCTTCAGAGGACTCTTCATCTGCCAACGCAGCAGGCTTAGCCTTGGCCTTTTTCTTCGTTGCTTTAGCTGACTTTCTATCATCAGACTGTGCAGCTCCGTCGCTCAACTCAAAGTCGAACATGGTGAAGTTGGTGTACTCTTTCCCTTCATCCTTATTGTACTTATTGGATACATCACATGCTCCGATCTTGATTCTGCACCGATCTCCAGAAGACAAAGCGGAATCAATAAGGTTGAGCTTCTTATTTGCCTCTCCGACAAGCCCAACGAATCCATTAAAGTCGGTTACATACTCGTCCGACTTCTTATCTTTTCTACTGATGGAGAGGCGAACTTTGGAAAAATTGTCTCCCTGGTTCGTGATCTCCCATACTGTTGCGTATGCGCCCTCGTGAAATCCCATTATTGTTTACCTCCATCCTTACCAATAGGGCACTGCTTTTGCAGTTCCTCCAGAAGCTGCGCAGCAACCTCTGGATCTGTCAAATAATTCATATAGTCAGCGCTCGGCTTACTTCCGTTGCGTACATATTTCTTAACCAGCTCTGTCAACGCTTTTCTCGCCGTATCAGAATTGTCGTTTGCGTCAAGAAAACTGTGAACATGGGCATCAATCTTCGTAACAATCTGTTTTGTTACGGCCATATTTGCCTCGACCTCCGCCTCTTCCTTCTGACTGCGGTAATAATCGGGATCGTCATCCGGCGTTGCGATCTGGAAATACTGCGTTAGGAATTGACGCTGCGCATAAGTGAATCCCCCACCCTGTGCCTGGGAAGGATCTGCCTGCTCTCCACAGCAAGTCCAAGGAACCTGTCTAAACTCTCCGCTGTCAACATCGATCCAGGTAAAGATAATATCCTGAGACACCACAAATTCGTGTACGACTTCCTGGATGGTCTTTCCGTCTTTGAGCACCTTCGGCTTTTCATAGTGGTCAATTACAATTTTTTGCGAACCGTGTACGCATTCCTCTTCCAGCAAAAGACCGTATTTATCCATGCCGGCTTTCAGTTTGGCAAGAATTTCAACGATAGAAGCATACGTATATCCGTATCCCTTCTTGCTTTTCTTTACTACATCTACATACTTGCGAAGCTCAAATAGCTTCTTGTTCAAGTTCATTGTGTTTGTGTTTTCAGACACTGCGTTCCTCCATCAAATAAGTAGCTTCCATATCTGCAAGGTGGAGCAAAACAGCAAACGGGCACATATCATATGCTTTGCTACATCCAAAATCTCCGCCCTTTACAGCACTATCAAACCCTGACATGTGCCATCTGATTGCGTAAATCTCTTCATCTGTCAGCTTCATATATTGAAGCAGAATAATAACAGACTTCTCGCCATGACCAACAGGGAATTGGTCTTCCGCCTTATAGAAAGGCTCTTTATGCCACTGTCCAGTCTGCTCGTCCTTTACATTCTTAGTGCCTACTGTATAGTAGTTTGCTTTGCATAAATCAGCGAATGCTCCAAGAGACCACCTTCATGGTTTCCGTGGAACTTTGTACTGGCAGGAGCAGAATAAAAATCCGTACTTTCAATCCAGGCTAACAAATCATCCAGGCCACTGCGCTTAATGTTGTCTCTGCAAATAGATAGGTATCGCTGTTTTAGATCTTCATTTACCAGGATATATCACTCCCATAAATCATCGATATTTTTGCGGCAATAGCAATTTTCGCAATACACCTCGCCTGATTTCAGCAAAATGTATTCGTCAAAAATCGGATTCCCGCACAAATCACATTGTTTGTAAGGTACATAACTCCCTCCACACATTGGGCAACCAGTGAAATGCTCATATGGCGGAGTGTCGAGGCCGTGTGTCTCAGTATACTCCTTTGGATTCCGAAACACACAGCCACACTCTACGCATACGAAATTACTCGTCTTCCTTTACCCGATAACCAACGCAGACACCCATGCTATCGTCACCGGCCAGCTGCTTAATCATCTGATCCAGGCCAATAATCTTAGACTTAGGAGGGAGGGCGGTATGAGATGCGTCCTTGTTCTTGTCCTTACCCTTTTTATTGGGCTTTAGGTATGGACGGAACGCATTCTTGAACTGAGCCTTAAACTCCCCACGAGACCCATAAGCCTTTCGCATACAGGCCATGGCATAGCCGAATTCCTCAGAGAACACATCGTTATCGCAACGAACAACAGTCTTGTCGCCGTCCTCCCAGTACACAATAGTGGCAGGAGGGTTGAAGATAACCTGCGCCGGCTTCGGAATGATATTGCAGGGAATTGCTTTCGCCTCTGCAATAGGGGTAAGAGTGACTCTGCTGGAAAACAGGTCGTGCGCTACATTCTTGATGAAATCTTCTGTGGTCATAAACTTTACTCCTTTGATAAAATTTGATTAACTAATTGCTAATGCGGGCTATAAATTTCGGCTATTTGTCGAAATTGATTAACTATCTCCTATTACAGTATAGCAGATAATCCTCAAATGTCAAGAGATTTTTCGTGTTTTTCTTGTAACTCAATCACGCAAATTCCAGTGTTTTGAGCGGTTATTGTTGGGCATATCAATCCGCCCTCTTGTACGCGGCCACGTCTGGTTTTGCTGTTGGGATAGGACAGGTCAACAGCCCCCCCCCACAAGGCATTCAATATATCCTTTCTTTGTAGCCTGCTTAATTCTGATTTTCTCCATACACAACTCCTGGTGGATTACCATGGATTTGCGCCCGCAGCGTTGGGCACATAGGTTTTATTGCGCATTTCTTCCCAGACCTGCCCTGCGGATCGATTAGGCCGAGCGGGGAACCGTGTACCATCCTGTTTTCGCTCCACCCCCCCCAGCATCTGCCTTGAGGGTACGGGATACACCATCGCCACTGTACACTCTGTTTGCGTCACCGTTGTAATCATTGATGTATCCGACCTGCTGTAGATTTGGCATATCTTCTTTGCTAATAGGCGAATACTCATGCGGTTCTGTTTGGAGTCTTGTCAACGCCTTTTCAAACGCTCCAATCCCGCTGAAAAAGGAACCGACTACCATACCATCGAATAGGTACGGCATTGCATCATAGAGATTTTCCATGATATGTAGTAAAACATCTACAACAATGCTATTCCCAGCCTGCTTATAAAGCTGAGAAGAAGATCTGTCATTTCCTTTATATAAATTTTCGTTCATTCTATTTCTGGCGTTTTCAAAGTCATCATCTTCAAAACCCATGAGCCGCCAGCACTCCTTTGGAGTTAATTTTCTAACGCGGTATCTCTTTTGTGCGGGCACAATCAGCTTTGTACCGTTCCCAGGCGCATCATTTTTGAAATTTGGCATAACAGTTCCTATGCAAGTCTGATCTGACTTGATCCTCCTATTGTAATCATCATAAATAATAATGTGTGGCTCCAAATTGCCCCCCCATACAGCTTAGGGTAGGGGAGATACCTTGTGGGTCATACACTCTACCTTGATTCGGATTACTTCTTGTCTTGGTAGGGCATACATTTCCCACTTGAATAATCTGATCTCCCATGTTCAATTACTCCCGTCATAGGTTGATTCCCAAACCCTTTGTAGTCTCTCGCCAGAAGTGTCATAGCTACATCGCTATACCCATCAAATGTTGTTCCCTTCTGGCTTAGCTTTGCTCCAATCTGCCGGCAGTAAGTCCCATGTGTGCCGGTCTGTTGAGCTTCTTCCGCTTGTTCGTACTGTTCTGCTGACGTTACGCAGCGGGGGGGGCGATCATCCCAGCTACTTTATCGTCGCTGAGATAATATCGCTCATCAACTTCCTTCTCCAGCATATCGATAAGAGTATGCTTTAACGGGATGGGGGAGGGAAACTGGAATTTCCCATTATCAAGATCCCTACGGATGATGACACAATATACACGCTCTCGGTTCTGAGGAATGCCATAGTTCTTTGCGTTCAGAACCTGCCAATACACATTGTATCCGTAGTCCTCCAGTTCTTTGACAAATAAATCAAATGTAGCCTTAAAACGAGCGCCTACAATATTTTTGACATTTTCATAAATCGCAAAGCGAGGCTTCTTTTCTCTTAGGAATCTGAGCCATTCTACAAGAAGAGAAGATCTTGTCTTTTCAATCTCTGTTGATCCGCACTTAGGGCATTTATCCCGCATAGTGTAGTGGGCTTCTAAGGGGTTATATGTATGGCCGCAGCTTTTACATGACCATGCAGCCCCCCCCTGTTTGCCCGCGATTGAGAAGTCCTGGCAAGGGCTTCCGCCAAACATGGTATTGAAATCAGGCACAGACTTTTCATCTGCCTTTGTGATGTCGCCAATGTTCAGAGACGGATCTACGCCATGGACTGCACAATAGCTTTCTGCGGCGTACTTATCGAACTCGCAGAATAGGGCAGTTTTGTAATTCAATCGAACACATCCTTTTCAAAATTGATTAACTAATTCTTTTGAAAATTTTTCTTCAAGCTCAAAGATTCCTTTGGCCTGACCTTTGTAATAACCCTTGAATGGGCGATCAATTTTCTCTTGCAAACCTTTTAGTCTCTGCCAGTAATTCGGAAGATAACGATATATATTTCGCAGTTCTTTCAAATTCTTGTTACAGCAGCACCAGCATGATATCCGGTCTAAAATTGAATACAGATCCATGTATTCCACACCGCAATTTGCGACTCTTTCAATCCAATAGAATCCTCTTTCGTGGCAGAAGTTTAGGCAATCCCTTTCGGTCATCTGCCATTGAACCAGAGGTAGCATTTTACCTTCCTGTGTCGCTTTATCAAAACGCTTTGGCTCATCAAATGCAATGCCAACATAGTCGATAACAGGCTCTGCAAGAGCATCTTTGAATTGCTTGATTTCTCTGAGCTTTTCAGAAGTACCCCAACGACATAAACCACCACACCAACCGTAACCGTAGTGTGTGCCTTTCTGCCTGCTATTGATTTCTTTCTCCAGCATAGAATACAAGAATGGAATTTTTGGTTTTAACTCGACATATTCTACCCCTCTTTCTTTCAACACTGGCTTGATTTTATCTCTTATCTTATAGATACAATCAAATTCCATGCCTGTGTCATAAAACACAACGATATCTAACGGCCAATTTTCCTCCATTAGACGGAGCAGCATAGCAAGAGAATCCTTGCCAAAGCTTACGCTTGCAATGTACTTCATACCGACCACAACCATCTCGGTTGAGGTCAACCATCTAATCCTCCCATGCTACCAGCCTTTGGCTCTCACGCTGTAACAGATGGTTTTACTCTGCACTTATCAATCTTACAGAAACCCGGCTTACCGGGATTGGCATTAGCTCCTTTCTATATTACTGTTCATAACATCGCCTCAAATATAAGATACAATATTTTTGACCTTTGCTATTTGCTCTTGAAGGAATTTGATATACCCTATTGCACTTCTCCATGTATAACTTTGGTCTCCAAATTCCTTCTTCTCGCCAGTTACTGGATCTGTGCAGACAATGAAGTTTTCATACCATGGGCTGCCGTGATAACTTAAATCTTCTTCGCCACGATAGCTACTCTCAAACTTCATTATCATTCCGCCCGATGTACTGCTATTTCTTGGACGGATATATAAAAGCTCTCCTTCTCGCACCATATCACCTCCATGCGTCTCTATATACCTTCTGACGAACAAGCCAAATAATTAACCGGACAACGAAAATTTATTTGACATACACATCTCGGTACACAACGCCAAGCTGATATGCCTCTGCATGACTGCTTACGCATACATCGATGCGGTTGCCTTTGATTGCACCGCCAGTATCATGTGCTTTGAAGCTACCATACCCATCTATGTAAACCGAGCTGCCGAGCGGGATAACAGACGGATCTACAGCAATAGATACCCACGGAGTCAATGGAGCGCCAGACGCAGTGCCTGAATATCCTCCATTACAGATGGAACAAGGACAATAGTGGGAGATCCTAAATCGGCCAAGATAATGTCCCTTGCTATTCTCTTCTTGCACCGCTTTGTTATACTGTTCATAAAGCGGAATTAAAATTGATTGCTGCTCTGCCCATTTTTCCTGGGCAAATTGAATGGCTGGATTACTGTCATCCTCGCCAAATGAACGGACATATTCAGCGATCTGGTGCGCCAAATTTTGCTTTTCAATCACGGCATCGATCTGCTGCTTAATTTCAGATGATGTTGCTGCATGAGCCGGCATAACCAGTACACCCGCAACAATACAGGCTAATAAAGATTTTCTGAATAACTTGATAAAAACACCTCTTTCAATCACACTGTACACCGATAAACTCTAAAACCTTGCGCATACCAAGACCATGCTCTTCAACAGGTTTCATGCAATACTCCCACAGCTTTGGATGAGACTGTTTGAGCCGCTGGAAACGGTTTGGAAACTTCTCCAAATGAGCGCCAAAGGCGCAAAACACACATCCGGTTCTTTTTTCGCCTGTCGTTGTCCACCCCCCCCATAGGGTACAATGTCGCCATAAACAGAAGCGTATGGGATATTATAGGTATGGATATATTCAAGAACATCATTTTCTGTCCAAAACGACATAGGCTGGGAAGACGGGGATTTCTTGTGAAAGGCGTTACACCCGGTAGACATCCACACTGATCTGCGTGAACGGCTTTCATCTGCCATGGTAGCAATAATAGGTACGCGGCCAGTTTCTTTTGAGTATTTCTTCATTGGTTTCTTCTTCATAATATTGCAGCACCGAGAAGACACCTTAAACGGAGCGTCTAATAAGTAGCACCACTTTTCACAGTTAAATTCTGACTTTGTACCATTGCTCCGAATGATTTCTCCGTGAAGCTCTTTCCACCGAAAAGAACCAGGCTTATGGCCGTACTCTACTGTATCGGCAACCCGCTTTGATACAATTGGATAGCCATAGGTCTCAATAACTTTTTTGAAGTTCATTTCTGGCCTAAGCACAACCACATTCTCAACACTCCTGGCAAACTGGCGAACCTCTGGGAACTCAAGCCCTGTGTCACAGAATACAGCTGGGACATCTGGATAAATCCGACGCACAAGATCGAGAAGGACGGTGGAATCCTTGCCACCAGAAAAAGCCACATAGACTAAGCCGTTGTAATGCTCATACCATTCCATGATACGGGCAGTAGTGACCTGGATTTTTCTATCCAAGTCCCATGACTGCATAGTTTCTAAGTCTTCTTTGGTATAAATAAAAACTCACCGTCCTTATATTCTTTTCCAAGCCTTTCTATCTTCTCCCAACAGGGGAAAGGCTCTGACTGAAAACACTTATCGCAGCATTCCTCACACACAGCGCCAAATGATTGGTTATAAGGGCATGGGTATACTGTTTCAAACTCTCTTCCACACACTGAACACTTCATGCTGCGCCCTCTGCGTCAGTACCCTTTGCCTTAATATCGGCTTCGTGGAGAACCATTACATCGTTGTACATCTTCTCTCCGATCAGCCGCTTAAACTTTTCCAGAGCCTTTTGAGATTTAGGTACTCTTTCAAGCTCGAAAGGACGCATGTGCCACTGAATCAAACCGGCTACATAGAGCACGTCAAGAGCGGGGGAGATATAGAAGAGGCTATCGTAGGCTGATACATGGTGGTGCTCATAATAATGGGCAATATCGGTGTCCTCACCCTTGCTATTCTTAAACGCTTTGGTAAATGGCTTACCGATATCGTGGAGCATTGCAGCCTCATACAGTTCAGGAGATCCGCCGTGGATATTTGCGTATGTAGCGATACAGTGTGCGCCGACAGTCAAGTTGTGATGCGGGTTGTCCTGGTTGATCCAGGCCAGGCCGTTCTCGCCCCAGAACAGCTCTTTGGTATCGAGCGACTTAAATCCATCTGGGTACACGATTTCAATGCGATCCCAGCCCTCGTAATACTGTGGAATCCAAATGGATTTGTACATGCGCTCCAGAACTTCGTATGGCACAACGCGATCACGGTACTTGCTTCTCTCTACACACTCAGAAAAAGGTGTAGCCATTAGATAGCAAACCTTTTCGCACGGGATGCGCTTCAATCTCTGGATAGTATCCATACGGCGCTTGTAGTTAATATTGGTTGCGTCGTAAATTACGCTCTTCCCATTGCTCAAATCATCGTAAACGCGACGATGCAGAACCTCAAACACCTTTCCATTATTATTCTGGTCTTGAACATCTCCCAGAATTTCAGCTCTAATCGCGTCACTGGAATAGACTACAGCACCGTACTCTTTGGACAGTTTCTCAGCGTAGTAGGACTTACCGCTGTATGGCAAGCCTACCATCATAATAAAAGTGGGATTCATTTACGCAGCACCTCCGATTTCACATTGGAAATTGTATTTGAAAAGCTGAAGCAGCGTTTGATTCAAAATATAATCAACATCCCGGTTTACAGACGGAACATGATCTTCCATGTATTTTGTCTTTACAGATTTCATTGCAGACACATAGCGGCCTGCCATCTCAACAGCTTCATCTTTGCTAAGACATCCAAATTTGATCTGTTTTAAGTAATCTGCTTTCTTAGAGAGTAAGCAATCTTCATACGGCTCTCCGTCAAGCCATCTCGTCATAAACTCATCAAGCCTTAAAATATGATGGAGCTGTTTTGGATCGTATCCGAAGCGCTCAATTTTATCTATCGTTGCTGGGTACGGATGACAAAGCGCTTTTTGTTTCTCCATCGCCGTACCAACCATGCAATTCAGAGAAGCAAAGTCGTTATATCGCCCAATCAACTCCCGTGCATTGAGCACTGGATAAAACAACGATTCATATTTCGGATTAAGGATTCTATACTTTGTGAATAAGATCTCCACAAAGTTGATATTCTGTTTTCTAAAACAGTCAAACATCAAGCGGATATCTTTAACGTCAACATGTTCATCGTTTTCCATGATATGCGTATAACTCTGCGGCTTTCTATTCAGAACAAAATCCTCGAAAGAGGGGAGGACAATCAGCTTGGAGTCAACATCGCTCCCCTCATAATCGAGCTTGTAATTTTGAGACCCTTGTAGGAAAATACCCACCCATTCTGGGTGCTTCTCCTTTACTGCATCTAAGTGTTCTGAAAGCCGGTGCATGATTTTCTTATCGTGCTCGACCAATTCTATTTCAACCACCTCACCTATTAAACAAACGGATTTCCTCTGCCTTGACCAAAGAACAGATCAAACAGATCTGCATAACTGTTTCGATTTGCACTTTGGTAATTGCTTTTTGTGTTCTCTTTTGGTTTGCAGTCGATATTGTATGACATGTTCTTTGTCCATCTCTCGTTGCGAGTCCTGGACTTTAACACAATGGGGTCAGAAATACTTCTCTTTACGCGCTTTGCCAATAAAGCGCCAGAAAGCTCGTTTCCATTGTCATCGATAAAATCAGAAACAGTCGGGACAGAGATGAATAGATGGGTTACGCCATCTACCATCTCTTCCTTTTCAAGTTTGACACCATACTGTCTCCATGGCTCAATCATTTCTCTACTCATTACGCTGCCTCAGTTACTTCCTGTGCCTCTTCCATATCTGGAGCAGAAGCAACTTCCTTGACAATCCCCTCAAGCACCTTAAACGCAAAGTTCTTGTGCTTGTAGGCTGTAAATTTCGGACGGTTTACAATACGGCAGACAACACCCTCACGCACATGCGACTTCCCAATGGGGTCTGCTCCGTCGTAGTAGAATTCAGCTACACCCTTTACCCATTCGCCAGGATTGGCGTTCTCAGGTACAAACCCAGACCACAGGAGCGGGACGCAGTTTACGCCCATCTGTTCACAGCGATAACGCATGTAGAACGGCGGATATTCAACTACATCCCCATCCTCATTTGTCATGGTCATTCGGTATACATAAAGGGCAGATTTTGGAGCGTCTACACCATCCGGGCTGCAACCATAACTGAACACAGTCTGCTTGCCATATTGCTTTACGAAATCCTTGTCACCGACCTTCTTGTTGTCGCAAGAGGCCATAATCGGGTTCCCGTCATCTGTAAATCCAACGACTTCATAGTAAACCGTCTCTCCCTTATGGAGCTTTCCTTCAAATACTTTGGCATGTTGCTCGCGGAAAGCATTGCTACCATAGAAACCACCATCATATGTATCAAGGACAACGCGGCGAGTGCCTGTTACATACCCCCAATCATAGATTGGAGTACCAGGCCGGCGGAGCAGCTTGTCAAGCAATGTGCGCTTATAACCAGACAGCATGGGAAGGTATCCAGTCCGTTGAGAAGTCCCGTGCATTTTCAGCGTGATTTCTACGAGATCGCCTTGATGAAATGCTCCAAGATTGTACGGCAGCTGTTCTGTATCAGCATGTTCCATGAATAGGGGAGAGATGGGATCTTTACGCTTTCTGGTACGGTTCCCGGCTCCTACATTTGCACTTTGCTTACGAGCGGGGACATACTTTTCGCAGATTGTCACTCCGTTAAGCTGAGTGATGGTGTCCCCCTCCTTCAGCTGAGAGATATCTGTAAAATCCGTCAGAGAAGACAAAGGCATAAACAGGCCGTCGCTCTTTTCGCCGCGCAGTTTTAGAGCCTTGATATTTCTCTTCTCTGGATCGAGATAACCACCAGCTGGATTCCCGTTTTCATCCTTTCTGCGCAGCAGGTCATTCTTCTGTGCAAATTCAATTCCGAGCTTTCCGTCAACGGGGAAGTACACGCCAAGCTCATCGGGCTGCGTATCAAGCCCAACGATTACTGTATTGCCAAAGCATTCTCCGCACAGTAGCCGATCTGCATTAGAATGCTTGCGCAGATTTTTAATTCTGGTTACAAAAGCAGAATACATTCTATCACCTCGAATAGATTAACTAATTCCTTATAAATCGCTAAATAAAATCTTCACGCCGATATTTTCATTTGCAATGTCGTGCAATAAAGCGCTCAATGTCTCGTCGCTGTATCCAACATCCTTAAACAAAACTGTGTATCCATCATTCAGAGCCTTTACGCATTCCGTGTGAATCTTTTTTGCGTAGTTATCTGCCGCCAAAAGCTTGTCGATTGTGTTTAAGTCTCCGTATCCGCCATAAGTATCTACCATATAGCTGTTCAGCTCATCTATAGTAGCAACTTTTTCGCCCCGCGTCGTTTCATAACCACTATCAGAAAACAAGACAATTTCAATCATCTTATTTAAGATAGACGGATGAGGGGCATCCAAATCTCTATAAGCAATTACATAGCTTGAGCTGCTGCTGTTTGTCACAAAGTCAGATCGGATTTTCATTTATACACCTCGCCAAACTCAAACATGAAATCCTCAGGCGGAATATGTAGCTGATATGTCTCCTTAATTTCCTTTGAAAGCATATCCCGCAACTCAATCAGGTTGTGGTTAGACAAAATTGTTTCGCCAAGAGTCCAGCCAACATAGTCAAGGCCACATTCACCCACAACGGCCTCAAGGTATTTATCTTTCAGATGGATATCGTCAAAATCTCCATCGTCCATTCTCTGGATGATTTTTTCATCTGATAAGTCATTCTTTTCCAGAATTTCAGCGGCATTCTTAGTTGGCAAACGCAAGCAGATAAATGAGCTGCTGCTACTATTTGTCACAAAATCTGTCCTAAGTTTCATATCTCACCTCGAACTGATATAGTCTCTGAAATGTCGGTATGTACCAAACCGATTTTTGAGGCCGGACACAATTTCGGCTGGGTTGAGGTTAAATCTGGAGCACACCTCAGTTACATACTCGCTGTCATATAGCTTTTTGCGGCGCTTATTCAGCGCTTTTACCTTTGCAAAAACTTCGTCGCGGGATACCTTATATTCCCGCTCCAGGAATCTTGCCAAATCACAATTGGAATACTCAATAAACTGGCAAATGGGACAGCACTCTTCCGGCACACAGTAGTATCCATCCTCGCGCTCAAGCATCAGATCTTCCAGCTCTTCATCTGTCTTTTCATTCAGCTCTTCGTCGGTAAGATGGTCTATATTTGACCAGGCAGATTCCATTTCTTCACGGATGAGCTGAATCATCAGCTCTCTCGGAGGGGTAAGCATCTCATCCACACAAATAGTATGGCCGTTGACACACTCTACCATCTCTGCATCACGCAAGACCATATCCCAGCCGCTTTCGGTTCTCCCACAAAGCTCACATACAAAACTTGAACTGCTGGAATTGGTGACAAAATCTTTTCTAAACTTCATTGAAACACCTCTCATTCAATGATGACTAAATCGACGAACCGTAAAATCCTGATTTGGAAGAATATCATGTTCCAGAGCAGAGCCGACTTCTGTATGGTCTTCATACTCCAACTCTACCAGATAAGATGAGGTTCCAATATCAGTTTCAATTTCCTTGAAATACTCTTCCATGCGGCGCTCAACTTCGGCTTTTCTTTCCTCAGATTCATAGTATGCACGGTAGTCGCTTCCTTGGTGTTCGTTCATCCACTTTCTTTCAAAGGTCGGTTTGTCAGAAGACCACCAACCTCCCTCGCCGTTGTCTGTAACAAACTCTGCATCGTCTTCTACATCTCGGAAAGTGTGAGTACGGATGTTATCTTTTTGAATGGGCGTAGCCTCCATGAAATCGTGGAGCAGCTGTCCTACATAATCACTGCCGTATCTTTTTGTCATAGCGGCGATTTTTGCGATTCCATCCTCTTTGCTTTCAAAGGCAAGGATAAAGCTGCTGGACGAGCTGTTTGTCACAAAATCTTCTCTTACTTTCATACGACCTCCTATTAGCCGTCTCTGCCGGCTCCCCACTGGCAGTCAATTTCAGCAAACCCGTTTTTTTCTGTGATATCGTCAATGGCATCGGTATTGAAGTAGGAGTAGTCAACATCGTAGTCCGGGTATCCGTCCTCGTCCTCTTCAACGTCCTGACGATCCTCTGCAACTACAAACTTGCTTTCAGCGTGATCCTGAATATAATTTTCTGTGGGGGTAACATCTACACCCGCCCAATCTGCCTCAAGCCAAGCACCCCATCGTCTATTCTTGATATTTGCAAGAACCTCTTCTGCTGTGTACACTTCAATCCTATCACCGTGCTTATCCAGAACTGCTTGCGCCTTTTCTGGATCGGCAATACGGGCAAAGCAACAGATAAAACTACTGGAGCTACTATTGGTTACAAAATCTTTTCTAAATTTCATGGCTTCTCCTTAATGATTGCTCTCCAAAAAATCCACAGACACATCCCCATTGCCATATCGTTCTGAGCAGCCCCAACCACTGAATCCGCTATGAATAAAGTTCTCAAACGCACCATCATCCTCGTGGTCGCCACATTCATATCGGATAGACTCACCAGGAGCAAGAATAAATCTCCCATCTGCATCTTCTATAATTTTGGATAGTAGTGCCATAGCGATATCTTTGGAAGTCATCGTCTCATCTGAATTATTGGTAATTAAAAAGCTGCTGGACGAACTGTTTGTAACAAAGTCCTTTCTGGTTTTCATGTCATCACCTCTTAATCAAGCCATTTATTATCAAAGTAAAGAAATGCAACTACAAGACCGCCGGATAACAGAATCCATACAACCCAAAATACAGCAGTATAAATAGTCTCGTTGCTTTCCATATGAGAGATTACTTCCTGTGGATTCATATCTTGATACAATTCAGAACTGGCGTTAATCGTATTTCCATGGAGAGAGGTAAAAATCGTCCCGGTAATCTTTAGCGGTGTCACATTGTAATAATAGCGATCATCGTGTCCTTCATAGATATAATTCATTCGATTGTCAACACTGATTGAATCCAGGTTAAGACGCTCTACTGGGAGATCGATAGCTTCATATGGGAATGTCTCTCCCATAAATGTGATATCGTCTACCTGCCGGCTGTCACTCCATACATGATCCCAGCTATAATACACCTCTGTCTCCGTGTGTTTCTTCCCATTGCTATCTGTTCTTGTCACTGTTCTTGTATGCCTGGTGTAGTGTTCTTTGTGCTTTTCAATATAAATAAATCCGCTTCCAATTTCGTCATATGTAACGAATGAATCAGAAGAGACCTCGCCATAAACAAGAGAGTGGCCGAAGTTGGTCTGCATACCATATAAGAACTGATCTTCATTCTCTATGATAGTTGCGGTGCGGTAGTCTTCGCTTTTGGAAATTGCACTTTGCAGAATCGCATCGCTCACAAACAGGCCAACCAGCAGCATCACAAAAACTATGATAGCGCTGAAAAGAACTTCTCTCTTTTTAATTATCATCGGCAAACAGATCCTGCGGGGCATCTACCGGCGCATCATAATCGGTATATGTCGTGTCAATGGCCTCATATCCAAGGATGCTGAGGATAATGTTATTGGGGAAAGAGCGTACCATCTTATTATAAGAACGCACCTGCTCATTATAATTATTGCGGTACTGAGCGATCTGGTTTTCTGTCATAGCAAGCTCATTCATAAGCTGCTTATAGTTCTCGTTTGCCTTGAGTTCGGGATATGCTTCAGCAACTGCATTGATTGCCATCTGAGCGCCATCCACATCGCCATACTCCATACTGTTTCTTGCGGAAACGATGTTCTCCAGCGTCTCTCCCTCGTAATCCTGATAAGACTGCACTGCATCCACCAGGTTATATACAAGATCAAATCGTCTCTTCTCTGCAACATTGATATCGGCCTGGGCTGCATTGATCTGTTCCTCTAAAAAGATAGCCTTATTATTTGAGCTGACAAACAGCCCGCCAATAAGCAAGGCAAAGGCAAGAACAATGCCAACCACAATCCAAACAGTCTTATTTTTCACTGCTAACCACTCCGTTCATATTGTTTTTTATAATTTGAATCGCTTCTTCATCTTCTATATAAAATGGGTCTCTATCACGAAATAGGGAAGAACATATTAGCAATTGGCAAAATCTTAAATCGGGGTACATTTCCCATATTTCCGCAAGCTGATTGCAGAATTTTCGGATTCTTTTAATATCTCTCATACCTACACCGTCTTATCTGTCTGGCTGCAAATTACAATCTGAGGACGAATAGGACAACCACCCATACAAGCCGCCCGATTCTTGCAGTTAGGGCAAGCAGTTCTAAAATGATTTCTGAAATCCTCAAATTGCTCACTATCCCATGCGTTTTGGATGGTATCATTGCTGATATCATAAGCCCAGCGAAGATCCTGGTTATCAAACGAACAGGGGAGAGCTTTCATATCGGACGTAATATACATGCTCCACCGTCCGCCCTCGCAGGTATCAATGCTGTTTGGATCGATGTTGTGGGTGTAATTCAAAATGGCGGGGATAGAACAGGAGTCGAATCCAACCTTGAACGGAGCATTCATATGGTCGATGATATCAAAGAACTCTTTTACCCTTGGATCGTTTGTCGATAGCACATTATCTTCACTCCCAAGGCCAACAGGCTTATGGAGCAGAAAAATCACGGCGTTGATTCCTTGCGGAAAGTCGTTACTTCTAAGCCGGTCAATTGCCTCATCAATCGAATTGTTACCAAGAACATAGTGGATGTTTGTTTTGATGCCGGCATCAAGTAGCATCTGAATGGCTCGAATGGTGTGAGGCTGGCGATACCAGGAAATAGCAACAGCGCCACAATACTCTTTACATAGAGCCACAATATCCTCGGTAAAGCCAAGGCCAGAACTGGTGAAGTTTGGCACAATGTTATTTTCTCTGCAATACTGAAGAATTTCTGCAAAGTTTTCATGCTGATCCACATCTCCACGACCACCAAGCGCCAGCTGAAATGTTTTTCCCTTGCACTCGTCAACAATTCGTTTGAAGTTCTCAATCGTCATGTTGGGATGGTGCGTTTTAAGGCCATTCTGATAGCACTGAACGCCAGACTTCAAGCACAGTCCGCTTGCTCCGTGTACGCAATGCCCCATCACGCCTACATCTATCAGCTCCGGGAACTGCGTCATAAATGGGTCAATTCCAGTATCCTTACCGTTTTCATCGTATACACCGCTTCTCACATAGAAACCAGTCTTAGGGTCAAACATAGACACAAATCGGTTTTTGCGGTCTACCTTCTTTAACATATAAACTGATACTCCCTTTCTTATTCAAAGCCATTCTTGCATTGTTTTTATTGAGATTTTCTGTGTGTTTTTAATGGAGTCTCAATAACATGCTGCCGTGTATTTCCGATTGATGTATAGAAACAGTCTGGAGATAGGGGAGAGACAACATCTTTAATCTCCTTGTGACTGGAAGACTCTAAAACCATACCGTCTGTTTCATCCGCATGGGTAAATGCAAAAGACAACTTTGTATATGGATACATTCTCTTTGCCTTTTTGAATTCCTGATCACATACATTGTGGAATCTATCTTCTTCAAAATATCCGTATCTAAAGCTTCCCTGGAACTCATTCCATACATTTGTTGCGTCCTGTTTATCCTCTCCAAACAAATCTTTTGCGCCGCATTCGGTGGGGAAGAAGCCGGCTCCATGTCTGGTAAAGTATGTTCTTGATACAAAACACATTTCAATATCGCGGCAATCGTACAACCCAGCAGAATAAAGAACTCTGTTTACCCCAGGGATTCCAGTACGAGAGGTTGTGAGATACGGCGCAAACTCTTCATACATCTCATCCAGCAAAAGACCTTGAGCACCTTCAAAAACAAGTCCGTCATAAACATGCACTATATCGTCATTCACAACATGACAGTAATCCATCATTTCGTTGGCTTGAGCGATCCAATTGTCAATGATATTTTCGCTTAGAATTACGCCAAGGTCATCCAAAGAGATGTTGGACACACCAAGCTCTTTCAAGCGCTTAGGAAGGTAGATATCCCGCTGATATGTAAGCAGATACTTTAAGTCAAGAGAACGGATAGTTTTAGGAGTAATGGTGTGGCCTATACCGTAGTTCCTATATCGAACAACTGTTTCGTTGATCCCGACACCGCAACTTCCGTGTCGCTGATCGCCCCTTGATCGCTCCACAATCTGATTGACCAGCATATCAAATGGCGTGGTGATTTTACAGCTCTCATGGATGTATACCTTTGGGTAGAACCAAAAGTTTCTATACATCTCATCGCGCTCTCTACAAAAGAGAATGGGATTCAAAATAAAATTGCCAGAAAGGTAAGTATCAGTACCATTGACAAAGCTCCCAGCACCAAAATGGCTGAACACATGGCGCTTTTGCTGGCCGAGCGTTGGCACTACTACGGTATGGCCGGCTTGCGCCCCGCCATTAAACCGAATATTGAGTACGCTCCCACTCTCGGAAAGCCTTTTGCAGAAGTAATCGGTCATCAAACCCTTTCCCTCATCGCCAAAGTTTGCACCGATTACGACTTTGATTTGCTTTGCCATACCAATACCCCTTTCTGGCTTATCTTTTATTGTCAGAACTCTACGAGATCGCTTTTCGCTGTCACACTCTTCAGCCCGTCAAGAGCGCTCTTAACCACGATAGAAGTGGAACCGTCCCAGCTGGCGGCTACCTCGTCCACATCCTTACCGCCCATTGTCTCCAAAATAGAAACAATAATCTCAGGAACCTTCGTGTAGTCGCTTACCTTAATTACTCGCTCACCCATCAAAGAACGCCACTTTGCAATATTGCTTGTGTCGCTGCGGCGATCCAGAACCAGGTGGAATACCTCATATTTCCGGTTGACCAGGTTAAGCAGCTCTTCCACAGGGATATCGCGCTCAACGGTATCGCCAAAGATATCCTTGATTTCCCGTGCGGTCAAACGGTCAGGATAGCAGTCATCGCCCATGGTAAAAAGGAAACCCTTCTGATTTCTCTTATTGAGACAATCAATGTCTGTGTGCATTGCCGCAAAATACCAGGCGAGGGGATAGCTCTCAAACATATTTCCGCCGCCGCCGCGCTCAAAGTAGAGCTGTGTCAGCTGTTCCGCAATGCGGATATCGGACTCAAACTGCGTGGCCTGAAACGGAGTAGAATCACACATCGCATCTCCAATAGCGTTGAACATAATCTGCGGGTCTGTTACCGGCTTACGATCCAGAATCTCCGTAACAAGAACATTTAGCTTCTTAGCTACGCCCTCAAGGATATCGCTCATGGAGCCAGTCACATCAAGGCCGATGATAATTGCGTTGCTGTTGGGGTGATCGTCGCTGTCACGGCTCTCTCTCATCGGGATACCCTTGGGATCAAACTCTGGCTTTACCGATCTGCTGGTATAAATCCCAGCCGCGCTCTTTCCGGCAATCGAACTCTTGGAATATGTATCCCAATCACGGGGAGTCCAACTTCCACAACCCATAAATAATTCCTCCTAACAATAAATATCAGTTTTTGTTACTTGCATATTGACAAACTTACGCTCACCGTAAGATTTATCCAGTGTTGTATTCCAGCGATTAAATTCCTCTATTGCATTGTGAGCAGAACCAGAATTCAAAAAGCTTTGGAATGGTTTTGGTAGGGACGAAATATCGGAAAGCTGCCGGCCAATCAGCTTGGTGGATTCCAAGTCTGTAATGATATCGGATAACTTCTCGCTTTTCGCCTTAATCGGCATAATGTCGTAGACCGCACTGGGGACACCAAGCATCTTTTCTCCGATTCTCTGCGCATACCACCATCCGCCGAGCGGTAAAATAGAATGCTTGCTTGGGCAAATAAAGCAATTTTGCAGTGTCAATCCATTATGCGCAATTCCCGTGTAGCTGAAGTAGCAGCATAGATTAGACAGTCTGCTCATTATCCAGGCGACATGACGATCTGGCAAGCTGCCGCCAAAGAAATCTTTTATGTCGGACAGGAGAAAAACATCTTCTGGCTTATTTAATACCAAGCAAAATCGTCCATCATCTAAGGACAAGGCATAGAGAATGCGAGGCATAAACCGAGACATTTCTTCTTCCATTTTCTTGTTTGCATATCGCAATCCTTTGATTTGGGAAACCGCATTGTCGAAAAATCTCTTATGGTTTTCCTTAAACACATATGTCACAGTGGAGTTTGCAATATAAGCCTCACCAAGTTCAAATGGGAACTGTTTCAGATATTTCCCGATGTACTTCTTGCCTGATTTGTCTCGCAGAATAAGCCGATTGCTTACCTCCCAAGCGCCAGACTCAATAAGTTTTAGAGCTTCTTCATAGAGCTGATTTACTTTTGCCATCACTTCATTTGCCTGCGGATCAGAGCTGATATCTGGATGATAAGCTCTTGCAATTTCCCGATACTCAGCAATGACAACCTGTTTATCAGCAGATGAAAAGAGATCTCCACATTTCTTTGATGATAGAATCTGTTGAGCAGTCAGCATCTGAATGTATCACCCCATCTGTGTTAAATATTGTTCCAGGCCGTCAACGGCGTTGTTCATTACACTGATACGCCCTTTGATAGAGGCGATGGTATCTTCCAGCTCAGACTTATCACTCGCAATGTAGTATCCATTCCCATTAGAACAAATAGGGTCTCCCTTACACCTTGCGGAATTAACCATGTTTCTTACCCTAACTCCAGACACGCCAAATGCAGAGGCGATGGTTGCTCCACGCACAGGGCGCTTTCGTCCATTAGAATTTCTTTTGATGTATTCGGTAATTGCCTCCATAATCATGCCTCCAGTTTATAGTGAAAGGAGAGGTGGAACACCACCTCTCCTAAAGTGATTACAGTCCTTTCAGAGCCTCTTCAATAGGCGCGTAGCGCTCTGTATTCAAGGTCTCCAGCATGCACTCGTAAGGATCGGTCTGGCCGCTCATCACCATCTTCACGATGTTAGTGCTGAATCCACTAACCAGGGCAACGCCCAAGTCGTTTTCGATAACGGGGATTGTACCCGTTCTACTGTTTACATTCCAGAACACCAAACGAGGCAGCTTGTATCCGGCATCCTCATAGCGCTGGGTGATGACCTGGAACAAACGGGAATCAACGCCCTTGTTTCTGCCATATCCTCCACGATAGGAATTGGAAACGGCGCAACCGTCGAACTCCATATCGGAAATGATAAGGATGTTCTGGGGGATATCATCCTGAGACATATGATTTTTGATTGCCGTGTCCAGAATCAGATCAAACACCGCTTCGATATTGGTGTTTGCTACCTCATCGTGGCTCAAAGCAATCTTGATTTTGTCTCTCAGAGACTTTCCATGGCTGAGATCCACAAGCTGAGGACGCTCAGAGAAAGTGATGTACTTATCCTTGAACTGGCCGGAAGATCTCTCAGCGAAATAAATCGCCAGGGCATTTGCTACATCCAGAGCGCTTACCTTACCTCCTACACTGGTGGTCATGCTTCCACTGCCGTCTGCAACAACGATGGTGTTCCCGCAGCCGTTTACTGTGTCAGGTAAAGACTTCCACAAAGCCTCAAGGGTCTGATCAAGCCCCTTTACGCTTACGCTCCATCCTCCATTGGTGTACTTGCTCACAATGTCGTGCGGGAAGAGGGTAGAGGCGTTAATCTTGGTCTCTCCCTTTTCCAAACTACTGAGGAACTTGCGGCGGCGATCCTCGTCGTGGCGCAGGAAAGCGCTGTTGTAAAGCAGATTTGCACGGGACGGAACAGCCTCATACACGATATCGCCCCATGCCTTTGTAGACATTTTCTTCTCCACGATATCAAGCTTGGTGCGGAGAGCAGAAACAGCCTTGCGGTAATCCCACTCCTGAATCCCAATATATCCGCAAATTAGCTTTGCATAGCGTCGGCTCACGGGAGAAGATGCGTTGATGGATGGAATCCACTTTGCCAGCAGAGAAATGCTTTTACCGCTGTTCATATTGGAGATATCCTCTTTCAGCTGTGCGCACACAACATCCAGCAAATCGCTCTCCAGATCAGTACCAAAGAGGCACCAGAGATCGTCCCAGCGGCCATACTCAGGCACAAGCTTAATCAAGGGCTTGATGTAATTGGGATCGCTCTTCGCCATGTACTGGAACACGACGCGGAATAGGCGGCGCTCACCAAGCCCACCTCGGATATCGCGGGCAAAGAACAGCCACTTCATAGCGGCAACCTGATCCTCAAAGAAAGCCCGTGTGAATCTCGCGGCGATATCGCCAGGGGTTGCCTTGCGAAGAGAAGCAACGGCGAAATTCAGATCAAGCAGGCTCTTGCCGGTGGTGCGATATCCAGCCGCACCATTTTCCGTGAACGCAACATTGTACTCATCGTTCAGGGTCTTCTTCATAGCGGACATAAAATCGTTGCTCATAGATGCTTCCTCTACCAATCGCACCAGCATTGTACTTCTGCCGGCGTTACGCATAGATATTTGTGTTAGGCTCACCAGAATTGCACTGGAGCACCCCGCAAGCTCTGGTACAACCAGCGAAGCGTGACCCTTACCTAACTGTGATCATATAGATTTTCCTACAACCAACCGCCAAAGGAGGCGTGAAGCGGAAGGGAGGACTCGAACCTGCACATCCTTTCGGATTACTGGTGGTTTAGCAAACCACTTCCTTACCAAATTAGGATTACTGCCCCATATTCAAGGCGCTTATGTATGTTGAATTTCAAGTTCAATTTCCTTTTAGATTGCTGTATGCGCCTTATTTGTCTCTTTTCTAATTGCTCGACATAAATGACAATTTATCTTTCCAAGCAACACGACACATTTATATTTTCATATCTTCATTCATATTAAATTGCTGTTCGTGCCGTAACAACCAGCGGCCATTTAAGATTCCGCATCGCTCATTTCATCCGCCTCTTCTGCGGATAGGAGCTTGGAGAAATTCTTGATTACAACAGCGTTTCTCTTTTGATTATGAATCAATGTGTCGCGCTGTTCAGTAAGACGAGAGATATACTCGTCAATTTCGGCCTTGGTATCCTCAATCTCCTGATTTACCAATTCCAGACCGGAAATCGCCCGTGTTACGATGTCCACAGCGCCCTCCGCATCAGACTGAAGCTGGTGAAGCTTCTTCTCCTTTTCGGAGATGATATCAACATAAACTCTCTTCATCAAAATCACTTCAGTCCTTCCATACTCACGATTGCGTTAGAACCAGAAACCGTGGGCAGCTCACCATTCCACTTCTCATACTTGATTTTCTCAATCAGCTCAGGCGTAAGGGAGGCGGCAATCTGCGCATTTGCATCGGCCTCTGCCTCTGCCGCAATTCTGGTAGCCTCTGCCTTAGCCTCCGCCTCAACAATGGCTTTTTCAGCGGCGACCTGCGCAACCTCTTTATCCTTTTCGGCCTGTACCTTTGCTGTCTGCGCCTCGATATTGGCAAGCTCAAGCTCCTGCTGTGCATTTACCTTCTTCTGGATCGCCGCAGCGGTCTCTTCATCTACAGAAATATCGGTAAAATTCACAGTGTCAATAATAATGCCATATTTATCAAACTTGTCCCGCAGGTACACATCCAGCTCTGCATTGATCTCCGTGCGCTTATCTCCAAAGATATCTGTTACGGGATAGTTTGCAGATACCTCCTGCGTCCAGGCAACAATCTTAGGCTTGATAAATGTATTCTTGATTTCCTCGCCGGACTTCCCCTTAAACATGGTAAAGGTCTCAGAAACCCGTTCCTCATCAAAACGATAGGAGAACTCAAGGTTTACACGCACTGTCTTTCCATCAGACGTAGGAATATTAAAGCTCTCGTCGTTAGGAGAATCCCCCTTGTTTTCGGCTGTAAGGTAGCTCTGCTCAATCCCGATAGAATATATCGTTACCTTCTTGGTAGGAGAGACAAGGTGCCAGCCCTGCTGAAGAACCTCTCCGTCCACTCCGCCATTCATGTTGTACACCACACCGACATAGCCGGCTGGAATACGCTCCGTACACATAAGCCCAAGGATCACTCCGCCAAATAGAACGACGGCAAGCACAATCGCGCCAATAAATCCTTTCTTAACCATTCTGATCTGTACCATCCTTTTCTTCAGATTTTTCTTTGTAGTCATCTTTTGACATAGAAGTTTTTGCATCCTTAATCAATCGGTAAACAAATTTTCCGATAGGGATAAAGCAAAAGGAAAGTAAAAGCCATAGGACTGCAACGCCAAGGAACAGAAGCAATATAAAGACTGGCATGTTACCCCTCCGTACTCACCTGTTCGGTGGGCTTCTGCTCTTTCTGGTAATCACAATCGGGCGGTCTCAGAACAGCAATATAATCGTCTCCGTTTGTGTAGGTTGGAAGATGACGAACATGGCCAGGCGGCTGGTTTCGTCGGCATCCTGCCTTGTAGAAATTTAGATACTTGCAGCCATTACAGGTCAGCTTTTTGTCCACCCAATAATAGCCGCTGTCACTTCTGGCTTTGCCCATAGGTTATACACTCCTTTTTTATGCTATTGCGATATGTCGGCCTGGTAAATGCAAACAATCCCAGAACCTTACCCCCCCCATCGTCAGGAGGATTGGTCAACGGTCTCCCGCACATTGGACAAAACCGAAACCTCATACGCTTTCCAGCAGTGTCAACAAAAGCATTTGTGCCAGAAACGATATGTGCGGAGTAGTCGCCAGTGCCGTCTTCGTCCACAGCCCAAAACGGCCTCTCCTTACGACAGTAAGTACATACAACCAAATAGCATCACCTCCCTCATGTTAGGAACAAGCTTAAAATTATCCGTTCAGGTAACGATCCTGCCCTCCCGCAAAAGGTGTTCCACCTGGAACTGTTCGGATATATAAAATAGATTAGCTAATTCCTTATATACGACTTAAAGGGTTGCCCCTCTAAGCCTTATATGAAATTATCCTTTTGCTTCTGGGAAGAAATGTTCCTTGAACTTTTGATAGTCACGCAGCCACTTGTTCGCAACTGCAACAGACGGATATTTTTGCTGGAAAATTGTTTCCATAGTCTCTACATCACCAGGCTTAATTTCTCCGTTCTCAAGCTCATATATATAAGCTCGATTGAAAATCCCAGACCAATAAATTTTGTCGTATGTGAATAGGTTTACTTCTTCTCCACTACTCTTACCAAATCCTCGTAGCATGATTCTCAATGTCTTAGTATCAACGCTATCTGCTCTGCAAGTTCGCAAAAGAAGATCGGAATAAACATACTTTAGTGTAATAACGCCACGACCTTGGGACTCGTACTCTGTAGCATCTCTATAATCTTTGATATATTCCATAATCTTATCATTTGGAAAGCATTTATGGCCGGATGAATCGATATGGTCTTCAAACACTTCGTCCTTTTTGATTGATACAGCCTCTTCCGCTGTATATCCACACCAGGCCAAATAAATTGCGGTGATTTGAGTGCTGAAAATCCGATCATCAATTCGCTCTGCTGCCCAAAGCGTATCTTCAATAGATTGTTGTAGGGAATGGAAGTCCTTAAAATACTTCGTGTCGTAAACATGATATGATGGAACCATGTCATACTTTACGAGCCTAAGATTGTCCACAAACTCCTGATCGAGCAATCCATTCCCGTTTAACCATTTGAGATAACGGTTAATTTTGCTCTTGTATGTCAAGAAAGCACTAATGTTTGATACATTCATACCGTCTATCAATTTGACATACTCTTCTGTTGTGTAGCCATCCTCCATTGGCTTTCCGACTGCATCTTCGGACTTTTGAAGTCTCTTCCAGAAAGCATCATATACAGCTATGGACTGCTCTGAAATGTTTTCATTACCAGATTGGATGTATTGGCTACGGTAACTACTGTTATCCACGTGCCGTCCTCCTATTTCTGATTCCCAAATGAAAGTAAATTAGCTTACTCCTTACGAGTATTACTATAACAGATAGGTTGCTGTTTGTCAATAGGAATTAGCAAAATTATTTTTGGTTTTTCCATTCAGCATACACTTTACCATAATAGTCCGCATATTCTTGACTCAGGCCGCGACTTCCACATGAAAAGAACTCATCCAGAACACTTGTAATTTCGGTTGCATCTGCCATAACTGGGATACGAGCATCAAAATGCTGTCCAAAAACAGCATCGCCAGAAGCATGTGCGGTGAGACGCACTTGCTTTCTCTGGATATTAAACAGCATTTTAACATCCTCACGCCGAACAACCTCTTCATATGGGGCACCGCACACCCTATGTAGCTCTTCTTCCGACATCATACCAAGAGCTGCGTTCATCATTTCCAGCCGCATTTCTCCCCAAGCACGGCAGGGAAGTAGTACACGGCTGGCCGATGCGCTCGTCAGATCAAAGTCTTTGCTGGTAACATTTTTGGTTTCTACGCCATTTCGTACTACCATTACTTCTTACGCCCTCCAAAACTTTTTAATTGACTTTCGAGAATATTTGAGCTATAATAGCATCAATGGCGATAATATAGTGTCGCCTTTGCCCACTACTATACCAGAAATTATTATCGCTGTCAACATGAAAACGATAAAATATTATCTTTGGAGGGGCGCATTATGGAGTCCATACTTTATACCAGGATAAAAGAACTTTGCGAAAGCAGGGGGATCTCGATGGCAAAGCTTTCTGAAGACCTTGGCATTGCAGCTTCCTTGATTCGCAAATGGAAAACAACGACATCACCTTCCGTCGATAGAGTAAAAATGATCGCTGAATATTTTGGGGTATCTGTTGACTACCTAATTGGATTATCTGATATCAAAGACTCAGCTGAGAAATTAGTAGGGGATGAGGACTTCGTTTCTTTACAAAGAGCTAAATCCAGAATGTCTCCCCAGGATAAGGAGCGTATGATGGGTATGCTCCGGCTTGGTTTTCAGGAAGCATTTCAGGATGAGGATAAGTAACAAGTCCTGTTTATCGTACACATTACACGATATAGTCTTAATGAGTACCTGAACGGGGGTGTACCAATGATCCGATATCCGTTTATCTATAACCAGGTCTTGCAGATTTACAGGGATATGGACAAGATCAGCTTCCCAATAGAGCCTGACACCATCATCTCCCGCTTAACAAATTGCAGAATGAGAACATACAAACAGTTTGCAGAAACCAATGGATGTTCAATCCGCGATGTTATTCTATTATGCGAAAGTAAATCTGGATGTACCCACTACGATGTCGCAAACAACAGATACCTTATTCTTTGGAATTCTGATAGTTCAGGCAATAATGTAGAGGGGAGAAAACGATGGACAAAAGCACATGAGCTTGGTCATGTTATTTTGAAACACCTGCCACTTGTTGTTGAACCTATGTTGGCAGAGCATGGATTCAATCAGATGGAAGCACAGGATTTTGAAGTAGAGGCCGATCAGTTTGCGGCCACGCTGCTTTGTCCCATGCCACTGTTCCCAATGCTTGGGGTTAAATCTCCCATGGATATCCAAAATATATTTGGTGTGTCCAACGAAGCGTCAAACCACAGGTGGGACGAGTATTTGAAGTGGCAAAGATACCATAGAAAAACGGCCTGGGAAAATGATATGAAGCGAGTGGCTATGCAAAAGGGGATCACACTGCTCTAACAAATGTTTCGCCGCAATGCTGTCTCAAGATCTCTGACGGCGTTAATCCAGGCCGCATAGCACCATAGCATATCGGCTTTCGGTTGCAATAGATATAATACTTTCCGCCATGAATTTGAACACCCCAAAGATCCTTTGTTCTTACCCTGGCTCCGTTCATCTTCTTCATCATCACAAACTTATCCATGTTCATCTCTCCTATGTAACAGCTCCCCATTTAAGGGGAGCTTGTTCTTTTCTCCAGTTCATCCAAATCCCTTTTTGCCTCCCCAATGGTATCGGCGGAGAGTACAAATCTACCGCATTCGTCCCAAACCTCAATGTGTCCTCCACGGTTGACCATGTTGTAGCTCATATCAACACCTCCTATTACACCTACCGTTTCTATGCGGCATAAATTTACCCCTAAACGATATTTTGTTCTCCCCATTTGATATACATCTTTCCGTTTTCATCCATTTCACGAGACATGAGAACAGAAAGTAAGTCGTAGTCCACACCGAACCGTTCATAGATGTCATCCAGATCGGTATCTTGCCCACGCATAAACAGATTAAGCTTTTCTTTTGCCAACACCATCTGCATTTGATTGGATTCGATGCTTCCAAGATAGGTGACAAAATAGATGTTCTTTTCTCTTGTAGAGTTGTACCGAATAAAACGCATATAAAACTGGCTCATCCGAGAGTTATTGTAGTGCAGCTCCGGGATAATCACATTGTCCACAAACTCAAAATTAACAGAAGAAGGTAGGCTCTGCTGAGTGCATAGGAGAATCCCGTTTTTACTCTCACGCAAGGTTTTACGGAGTTTTCGTCTGGCCGCAAGCGTTGTTGTAGACCCGGTAACAACAAACAACGGCCTATCGGGGAATCTTTCACGAATTGCCTCGGCGTATGCGTTGACAACGATCTTGTGGCGGACTCCAATAGCTACAATATCGTCGTGCATGTCATCCAGCATGTTTAATACTTTGACAATTTTTGCAGGCGTTCCGCCTATATACTCATGGACTGTGTTAGGTGCGGCACTGATCCGTAAAAGCAGTGTGATTTGCTGAATCAAGCGCATCATAGCATCTTTTCTCAGATTGCCGGTGGAAGAAAAATAATTGCTCCGCATCTTTTCAAATTCTTCGATTGCTTTTCTGTAGACAAAACGCTCTGCATCTGTGAATCGGACGGGAACTTGATGAATCCGCTTGATATCTTTTCCAGACACCTCTTCAAATGTCCTTGTGATTACAAACCGACCAAGGATGTCGCTCAATTCATCCGCATTGAAGATATCCTGATTCCTCTGCGCAACACCGAACACGGTAATTTTCTCCGGGAGGTGGCTTTCAGAAAAAAGCCTGAACCCTTTGCGATAGGGAGGAATAGGCTTTCCAAAATTGGGATTTGGATATTCGTGAAGCCCTTCTTCCACACCATCTTTTTTGTTCGACCTATCATACCGATAGATTGTTCTGCACCAGGAAATCATATTTGCAGAGTTGTTATAGGCAAGCTCCAGCTGCGGGAAAAACTCTGCAATATTGTTTCTTGTGCTTGTGCCTGTCATCAGCAGCTTAAATCTGGAACGACGAAAAATATTCAACACTGCTTTTGCCCGCAAGCTGGATGGGTTTGTCATCTCGTCGCTTTCATCAAAGCATAGGGCAATCTTTCCACCGTGTGCTTTTACCCATGGTTTAATTTGGCGCTGATATTTGGACAACATATTTAAGGTGATGATTACAAAATCTCCACGCTTGATTTGCTCTAAATCCTTCATCCGATTCACCATGACATAAGGAAGTCTATAGTTTGGGAGTACGACATCCCAGTTGTTCTTGATTGAGATCGCAGAGGACACTACCCAAGTACAAAATGCGTTCTGCCGTTCCATCCGATATAGGCCAGTCGCAATTCCAGCCAAAGTTTTACCAGACCCCTGCTCCCATTGAAGCAGCATGTTCCGCTTTTGCAAAACCAAGTTGATGTCGTGCTTCTGAATGTCGTTCAAGCGAATTTCTTCATCGTTTTCGCTATCATATAGAGTGAACTCATCCAAATACTTTGCGATAGAATCATCCATAACCATAGACGATAAGGGAAGCTGTTCAATTTGATACTCTCTCTGCTTCCGACGAATCAACTTTGAGAAATGACCATACTGATCCGCATCCATGCTCTCGCTTACAATTTGATAGATTGGGGTGGCGTTCTTCATATACTCTGGCATTCGACGCGCCATTTTAGTGCTATATGCCTTGTATCCAATGGAGTATCCATAGTTCACCATGCGGACAACATCTTCATACTTCTTTGGATGCTGTTTGCTGACTACGCCACGGAGATAAGCAAGCACTTTTGCCTCCGTCAATCGAACACGGCACCATTCCTCATAAGACATATCTGCCGGCTGTTTCTGGGTAAAAAACTTGTTGAGATACTCACAACACTTCACATACTTTTCTTTAAGAACAGGATGAGATTTAATTGCGTAGAGATATTTTTTCACTTGATACATAAAATTGCTGGATGTATCTCTTTGCTGGGATAACTCAAGCAGGATATGAGATCTGTTCTTCCGAAATAACTCCTGCGCCTCATCCAAGCACATGCGCTTGACCATATCGACTCCAGCGCTGTTTAACGATACGGCATCAATCGTCATTTCTGTTGAATAAAGGCGTGAGATCCATCCATCCACCTCGCTGTTCCGCTGCCAGAACTGCACCTTTGTCTCATATCCATATACACCAATGGCAGAAAACATATCCTTATCCAACATAAATTGACCGAGGAAACTGAAATGCTTTTCCATCTCCTTAATCAATGAGCCATCTGAAAAATCATCCGCCAAAAAAGAGGCCGGGACAACCAGCGCCATAATTCCCATGGGTTTCATCAGCTCTGCCGCCTTTTGGCAATAGTAAAGCTGAGAAATAATCTGGTTCTCATCCACCCACCAATAAATATTGAACGGAGGGTTTCCAACCACATAATCAAACTTAATGCCAGGAGAATAACTTCTGATATCTCCATAGGTGATATTTGCTTTTGGATATAGGTACTTGGCAACTTTGTATGCCTTGATATCCAATTCACATCCGTACACATTGCTCTCTGCCGGAGCGAAATTAAAGAATCCGCCCATTCCACAAGTCAAATCGGCTACAACATCCGTCCCAGACAGATTCAGACAATCCATGATGAACTTGCAGAGTAGGGGAGGGGTAAAGAACTGCCCGTTCTCTATCTCTTTCTTGGCATTAGAATACTCATAATAGCTATCAAAGTCAGAATATTTCAGGCCGTGCAGTCCTCCGTCGCCAGTATAGGCGTTATAGATATCCTCCTTTGTAATTCCAGAGGATTCCGCAAGGTCATTGTCAATCAAATATAGAATCTTATCATTCAATTCCCGCCTGCTGTTCTGGGGAATAGCCTGATTTAAGATGTTGTACTTCATGTGTTCACCGCCTATGTATGTTTTATGGATGGAGGCTTTTACGGAGACCTCCAAGAACCGCCCTGTTATATCTACCAGGGAATAAGATCAAAAATTAACAGAGTTGATTAACTAATTCCTGCAAAGATTCATAAAGTCCTCTTTAGACTTTGCCTTAATCTCCTGCATAACATCGTGATCCGCAAGCTCGTGCGTCCACACCGGCCTGCCCATAATCTTTTCAATGTACTTATGGAGGTCGGCAAAATCACACATAAGCACACCAGTATACGCAGATACGATTACCTTTTCTTGCTTTGTCATATCAATACACCTCCGTTCCAAGAAATTCTTCCGCAAACTGCCGAGCATAAGCCTCGCTGGTAAACCGAATATCCACACGGCCATTCTTAAAGCACTTGATACTCTTCAGTTTTTCCATATCAAACTGACGCTCTGTTTCCGTGGTAGTCCAAGACCATCCAAGAAGACAGTTAAAAGCATACGGAATATACCCGATTTCTCCATACTCAAAGTAGGCAAGAGCGCGAATGATCTCTTTCATTCCATCTGTCAGTTTGATTTCGTATTCGCCCTTATGCCACTGTTCATGCCAGCTGTCAAAAGAGCATCCGTATCCAGTAAAGGATAGCACGGACTTTTTCTGTTCATACACCTTCTTTCCATAGTATCTGTTCCATGCAGCTTCATGGCATTTCTCTTTCATCTCATTGACCGCCTTATCATGGAAAGAGAAACCTCCCAGCTGGACAAAAATCTGGTCGAGCACCTGGTCATACGAAACATCCATGTTCTCAATCTGCTCCGTGTACTCCTTTGCGTCCTTCTCGTTGGAATAACGCGGCTCATGGGGAACAAGGTTATCAACCACAGAGCTTGAATCCAGTTCAACATGATATGCGCTGGAAAAATGACTCACAATTTTGGAGATGAACGTCTTATGGCTTTTCCGCAAAAGCTCGTGGATGCTATGAAGACTTACACCCTCCCGTCCGTCATAGATGTAGTTGCTGTAAACCTCACGGTCTATGGCTCCCAAAATGTCATTCTGTTCTTTGATGAAACGCTCACTGACATCCAAGATCTGTTTAAGTGCATTGCGTCCATGATTATAAGCGGCCTGCTGCACCTCGCAAAACTGCTTGTCGCTGTTGGATATCCTGGTCTCCGCCTTGATATCCACAGCAGAAAACTTATCGAGTAAGTTCATTTGATATCGCCTCCGTTCTGCACATCATTGCTGTCATCTGTTGTAATACCAATATATTTGAGGGTGACTTCTGGCGAGTTATGTTCAAATGTCTGTTGAAGCATAGAGATGTCTGAGTTCGCATTATGATTTTCAGAAATGAGTTTTCGATAGGTCGTGTACGGATTCTTTGCAGACACAATTACCTCTGAACAAAAGACACTGATACCATCATACAAAAGCTTCAGAATCATCATCAAAATCATTACAACGAGCATATTAGAACCTCCATCAGATACTGTGTTTTGCCAGCGGCATTACGATAGCGTGGATTCCAGAAGAGATATCCCACAAACTATCCTCACTTCCAACAAGGAAGAACGGATAAGGCTGCTGCTTGTTTTTGTTAAATCCGATGTAACAAATCGGATGCTTTCCAACACATTCAACCGCATCACGAATCAGTTCCGCATCATATACTCCCACAATTTCAGAGCCGTCAGAACGGTTTGCCTTAAACACGACTTCGCAACGAGGATTAAATCCAAAGGTTTTGTTTTCTTTCCCTTCTTTCTTGTGGTTTGCAATCTGTTCTTTTATGTAGGTCAAGTCCGGTATGTCATATCTCACATCGTCCAGATCAACGGCATAATAGTCGCCGTTATTTAACTCTTCCGTGAGTATGCGATATAGTAAATCTGCATCTGGTCTGGCTGAATCATACGGCAATCCATTCAAAGCCTCTGGGATAAACGCCGTAACTGCGCCATCCGTTACCGCATACCCATTGTCGCTGAATCGCTGTCCGCAGATGTCAAATTTATCAAGCCGTGGTATGGTGTTATACTTCTTCTGGCCGCGTGAGATAATCCGCTTTAGAGCAGCCATTTGTTTGTTTGTGCAATGGTAGGGAGGTGCAGGGACAAGCTCATAGGCATGTACATCTTTTTCAGGAAGATCTTTACTGTATTCGATATATCCCCATGCGTTCCCTCCGATTTTAGAGACATACCGTTTTGTATCAAAGTTCACAATGCTGATTACTCCGCCAGTAGGATAGCTCCCTGGCGATACTGGGCGCTGTGTGCTGTAATATCTCATGCTGTTTCCTCGCTTTCTGTTTCATCGGATTCATCTTCTTCGATTTCTGTTATGCCGTTGTCATCAAAAAGCCCGATCAAAACACGCGGTTTATACTTTCTGTTTGCCATATTGGTTTCAATGGATTTAATCTCACCGTCCAAGGCTTTCATGCTGGATAGCAATCCAGTTGACAAAACAAGACTCGCAATTTCAAGATGGTCTTTCGCTTCTCTACGGCGAACACGGATTTCCTGGAGCTGTTTATATAGCTTATACCCATCCGACGCACTTACATTGCAAAATTCAATCTTGTGTAGAACATCCAATGTTTCCTGGTCACACTTCTGTACCTCAGAACCATAGTATTTTGGGAGTGAAGCAAGTTTGTCAAAAGAGGATAGGGTAGAGGAAAGGAATTGTTTCAGCTCTTCAAACTCTTGTTGCGCTGTTTCTTCCGTGAATGTGTAATTGGTATTGAAATTGCTTGTGAGATTATCCGCTGACAAAATTTCAATATCATCAGCAGATGGGAGCGCAAGAGCGCGTGGCGGGCAAGTCAGAAACTTTTTAGCGTTCTCTTCCGTTTTGAATTTTGTTGCCGCACTGAGACGGCTGACCCATGTGTAAGGATGTTTAATGTATTTGTTGTTCTGTTTATTGAATATGACGTATGGCATCTTTATCACCTATCCATATTAGTTGTAGCCCAGCCGATACGCAGGATATCAATAGGGGACATAAGATACCCACGATTTTTTGCATATTTCTTCATCCAGTAAAGTTTCCCGTCGGATTTGACAAGACGGCCATCCCCTTTTAGGCCAAACCCGAACATTGACTGATGGAATGTGCCATCCATGGTGAACCTTTTTCCATCCAGACTATCCACCAGTGCGGCAGCCGATTTTTCAATCTCTTTCTCATAAACCATAGCACCGTACTGGATGTCAATTCTCAGGTTTTCCAAATCGGAAAACTCTTTCTCCACAAGCTCCAAAAATCGAGTACAGAGATCCATGCGATGACTTAGATTTTGCCACTTATTGAATGTCAAAGTCATGTAAGAGTAGTCATTCCCGCGTAATCCAGTACCGGAACAGGTATTAAAGAAATCATTGCACCAAAAGTATAAATCCCAACCATCACTATCGTATGGCACATCATCCGCAGAAAAGTTATATACGGAAAAGGCAGAGACTATCTTATCAATAACTCTCTCCATGTAACGGCTTCGCATCAATGCGCTGTCCTTACAAATCTCACTCCACTTTGCATTATCGCAAGATTCTGCCCGCATACGGTTTTCCTGCTTTTGCTGCTCCGTGTATTCAAAAGAGAGGCGAATAGAATGATAGTCTTCCTCAGCATATCCATGACGCATCAGCTCTTTATCTGAAACAGTGACACGAGAACGATCATAATTGATAATCATATCGGATACCTCCTTCTATTATACCTGCCGCTCCAGCTTAGAAAATCTTAACCGAAAACAAAAAAAAGACGCTGGATTTTTCCAGCGTCTTTAATCGATGTCTGTTTATTCGTAGATAAAGTTTTCTTCCCCTATGTATTCTCCAGCCTCATAATCCTTATCACAGTATCCAGAATACCAGGTCAATTCTCCGTGCTTTGATTCAAGCTCGACCAGCAAATTCATACAATCTTCTTCGTCACTTCCGCTAACCGTTACGGTAAAGCCATCCTTATATTCTCCGCACATTCTCCAAGGCTCCAGCACACTACTTTCAATGTCGGAAACAGTATTGTTGTAAATCATGCTTTCCACACCTCTTCAATTCCAAAAGTGAAACGAATCACGCTATCCTTAATACCAGACATGAACACACTGTCAGCCATTGCACACATAGCGGTGAACACTTTTAGCTCCTGCCCTCGTAGAGAGGCAAGCCGGCGTATTTCCATTGTGATAATTGCATTAGGGTGAGAGCTGGACACCGGCTCTATATCGACATCCACGACTTCCATGCTGTTTGCTTTCATCCACCGTGCGGCCAAGGATACTTTCTTATGCCGCTGCACCTTCGATAGATCGGCAACCCTTCCGCTGAAAAACTCGTTGTCTGTTAGAATCCTGTCCAGCTCTTCGTCTGAAAAGAAGTCCCGCACGTCCACATCTGCTTCACGGGACTGCTTGATTTTTTCCTGATACTCCGCCTCTGCTTTTTCCTTTGCCTGGGCAATACGAGCGGCCATCCCGCCGCTGTTCATTACATCCGACATATCAATCACCTTGCTGTTTACCATGTTGCCTCCATTATATCAAATCCTTTTTTGTTTCTCAACCATCATTCTTATACCCTGGGCGATACGGCCTGCATCAGCTTGGCTCGGCTTGTGTTTTCCACACGCCCATAAAGAGCTTCGCCATTACTGAACCTTGCCATCAGATACAGCTCATCAAAGCCATATTCCTTTGCCAGCTTTCTCAGAATCCGACATACCTTGTTGACCTCGCTATTATAGCGGCGAATCGCTACGCTGCGATACATGTCGAAATAATAGCGGCAATCCTCGTTGTCCATTTCCGTCGGGTCATCCGTGGTTTCCACATAGAATTGAACGCCGGAATAATAACCAGATTCCACAGAAATCTTGTGAAAAGTCAGACCGCCATTGACATCGTTTTCAAGTCTGGATTCGATATCGTCCACCAGTTCCTGGCATTCAATGCTGTCAAAGAACAGCTCTTCTTCCAGTTCCTCGCCACACTCTTCACACACATCATTCTCACAATCCTGATACAGCCCACAGGCAGGGCAGCGCTTGATTTGCGTATTAAACTCTTTCACAAAGAGCGGAAAGTTTTCCATCGTCATATAATTTGCAGTAGCCATGAGAAATACCTCCTTCTATTATACCTACCGTTTGTCACGGGAAATAATTAACCTAAAGACTTAATTATCCGCAGACCGCCTTTCGGCGGTTTCGTCGTTTACGACTCATCAGTGCGGCTCACCAAACACTCCCCCAATCAGGGCGGTTAGACAGCTCGGTAAACTCTCGCCCTTTGCGATCTGCCTCGTCTACCTCGCCATCATCGGGGAAGTCAGACACATCCAGATCGTACACATCTACATCGATTCCAGCATTTGCAATGACAGATTGAACCAGGCCACCGCGAACCTCCACAGCTGCCTTGACATCAAGTTCTTTCTCTTGAATTTGCCACTGTTCATATTCGCACTTGCAGTCATCAGAAATTTCAGCCTGGTTTTCGTCGCAAGTCCAATGAAAATCTTCGGATGGTTCTGTGAGATCGTTAATTCCCCAACTTTCAAGGGCGGCGCGATACTGTTCTTGCATTACCTCCTGTGCCTTTTCTTTAGTCAGAAAAATATCTGCATCTGCATCCCACATAGAGGAAGTGTCCTGTTTATGCACCAGCATGTAAACTTTCATCATTAACACCCTTTCAGCTCTTTTTCGTGGATTTGCCACTGGTCATATATGCAGTTGTAGTCATCACAAATTTCAGCCATATCGTCCCTACAGCTATACCTTTTTGCGGGGAGAGAGCCATCCATCGGATCGGCAACATATCCATTGATACAGCCTCTCCTTCTAAAAGCAGCCTGATACTGTTCACGCATGACGCGCTGCGCTTCATCTTTTGTGGTGAAAACATCAACTTCAGCATCCCATTCACATCTATCATTCTGATAGACCATAACATAAACTTTCATGTTCTGTTTCCTTTCACAAAAAATATGAGAAGAAGCCCTCATTATTTGAGGGCTTCAAACTCATTTCATTATTTATCGAGCAGCAACCAGGCTGGTCATACGGTCAAGCAGCTTGTGGCCGTCCATGATTCTTCCCCAGTTGTTTTCCTGGTAGGTCTTGGAGGCACGACGCGGAGCAGAGTGAGATACCATGTCACTCATAGCGTTTCAGACGCTTCTCAAACTCCGCATCGGAATCCATAGGGGCATTGCAGGTCTTACCGCCGCCCTTCCCGATGACACCCTTGGACACAGCGGCGGGCTGAACGGAGTTCTTAAACACCACACCATGCACACCGGCATACTTGCCCAGGCCAGACTTCTTCATGTTGCTATTCATATTGTTTCCTCCTTATATTTTCTGCCATGCAGATAGATTAACTGATTTCTAAAAACCTTTTGAATCCGTCGTTGACATGCGGATATTTCCTTAAAAATTCATCGTGCTTATGTAACATCGCCTCCTGCTCTGCCGCCCGATCTTTCAACCGATAAAGCTGGTCGCACATATCCTTATTGATTTGTCCTCTGATTGAATACAGTATGGAAGAATCCAACTCAAGATAGCTTTCTCTGATGATCTCCCCATTCAAAACAATCTGCTCAAATAGCTTGATGTCATAAACCTTATCGCTAAATGATAGGGCAAGATATAAGCTCATTGCTTTATCCAGGCTGGAGAACACATGCTTCTTATATCGCTCCCACGGCTCTCCGTGATTGAATACGCCATTGCATATGTAATCCCAATCCTTTTTATCGTCCACCACTTCGACGGTATATTTTGTTTCAATGTCAACTGAGTTATCTTTGTAGGACACCATAGAAAAAGCACCTCCTACTATATCTACCGACGAAGCACGGCTATAATTTACCCTCCTTCGCTAAAATTTTCGTTTTCGATATCTCCACATACAGAGAAAACTTCATATGCGGCGGCTTCCAATCGATTGATGGAGGCGGTGGCATACGGTTCTTTTTCCTTAATTGCGTCCGCCTCAGCTGTCAAAATATCGCTGACCATATTAAAAGCATCCGCGATATCGTCATCCATGAGAACCAACGTCGGATATTTACTTTTGATTTCTTCCAGCTTAACCTTTGACAGATACATGATTTACGCCTCCTTATAGAAGTTTGGATTGAATGTATCGGAATACGCCGCAACGCCGTTCCAATCATCATATATAACTTTCTCCTGCTGCTCACCACACTGGAAAATGAGATTTGCCCTCGGTTCATTCCCGTCCTCGAAAACACGGCGCTTTCCACAGATGTACCACTTAGCAAACGGCTCTCTGGTTGATACATCACGGAGGTAATAGCGCCCATCCTCGCCACGATAGACTTGTCTCCCTGTGCCGTCCTCAATCTCTACAAAACGAACATGGATAATTTTATCTGGATTTCTGGCCTGGTCATTGTAATAATTGTTCTCAGACACGCGAACAAACCAGCTGTTTGTGAATTTTGAAAACTGCATCGACACATTTTGCCGGATATAATCCTCTCCCAGCCGGTCATAGTCTTTTTGTCCCATGAAAAGAGTTCCAACATGGGAATTGTCATCCACCGCAACGATTTTCACGCGGTCATCCAGAAGTGAGGCTTTTAGGCCAGCATCTTCAAATTCTTTCTGGTCTTGTTTTGTCGGAGAAGTAAAGAATACCTTCATCCCGCCATTCTCCTTTCGTAGTTTTCAATCTGCTCCACGGTCAACCACTCCGGCTTTCCATCCGCAGGGAAGCTGTCCCATATTGACTTCATACACTCGATCTGAAAGACCACATTGCCTGCCCAAAGGTATTTTTCCATACGGTTTCCAAAACCAAGGAAAAACTCACAATCCATTTTCATTCTGGATAAAAGCTGATATCTGAAAACCTCATCGCGCTCCAGAATCCAGCGCAATGTAGTGTTCCTATCCATCACATAGCCTCCCACCACTCCGTAGCACTAAACCGCATCGTCCTCATCCTCGCTTTCGTCATCTTCCAGCTGCTCCAGCGCATAGGCCAGCTCGTCCAGCATTTCTTGAATGGCCTCAGCATCATGCACCAAAATGCTAACACTTGGCACACCCCTAAATCCATTGCGCTTTGCCTCGATAAGCTCTTCCACATGCTCATCTCCGTCAAAGTCATCCGCATATTTGCGCACAGCGGATACTATATCGTCCTCATCGTACAGACAAACACCAAAGTCCTCTCCAGCCGGACTCATTTGATAAAACTCCCATTCGTTTTCATCGGACGCTGTGCAATTCCATCCAAGCTCCTCTGCCTTTGCAATGATTTTATCTCGAAACGCTTTCGTCATTGTAATCGCCTCCTATTATATCTCCCAGTCCAAACCGAAAAATCTTAACCAGTAAAATAAAAAAGCGGAGATTTCTCCCCGCTTAATCTGTATCAAGTAAATATCCTTTGTGGCAAAAACCAGTCACATCACTGATATAGTCAGAAATTTCATCGTCATCTTCCATTCCTTCAGGGATATCAATTTCTGTAGGTAATAATTGCAAATCCCGCTCATCATCAACATCCCAAACTATATTGAACGCTTTCATATCGCATCCTCCTTAAATCGCATACACCAGTTCCACACCGTCACGATCTGCGAAAAACTTTTCTGCCACTGGACATGCAGTGCAAATCATAGAATTGCATTTCCCAGGGCAACGACACGCCGCCCCATTCACTCCGCAAATCTCAGGGACATCCTGTTTTGCATGAAGAATAATACGCTTGCCAGTTACCTTCTCTGCAATTAGCTGCTTGAGATATCCAACCGCATATGCTTCGTTGTCAAAAATCTGCGTGCCAACACGCCAAGCCCACGGCTTCCCATCATACATAGGCCGGCTTTCCACCTCGATCTCTTTTCCGTTGGACAGATGAATCAGATAATGCCGCTCGTCAACTTGCTCCGCATCCAGATAATTGTTGCTGGTCAAGTATAAATCCATCAGACCAAACTCTCTTTTAGACATAACCAAATCCCCTTTCAAGTGGATGTCTCAAATTTTTCTTCCTATTATACCTAACAAATGATACGGCCAAAAATTAACCAGAAAAATAAAAAAACGACGCGGGAAAATCCGCGCCGCATGTGTTCGCTATGTTATTTGTTAGAATCTTCTATCGAATCCACAAAGCTATCCACGGCTTCATCTTTCAGTATGCCGGAATAGTGTGTGTTGATAGCGATATACTCATCCGAAAGACTTTCCCGCGTGGAGGATAAAATATCGTGCAATTCTTCCACACTTCCAGAAAAATCATCCGCAGAAAATCCTTCCGACACAAAGAAGTCCACCATTGCGTCCTGTGCCGCTTTTAACGCATCTTCCGTGCTGTTATCATCCACATAGGCATACCAGGCAGAAGATTCATCCATCGCCAACTGAAACAGTTCATCGTGCTTTTCTTGTGCGTCTTTTGCCGCTGCTGCTATTTCTTCATCGGTTCCAGACTCCATAATATCATACATCGTTGTCCGTTCATTCTGTTCTGTTACAGAACAGGCGCACAGAAAACACAATAGCATAACAGACAGTAAAAGACAGTATTTTTTCACTTTCCAGCCCTCCTGTCGTGGTAGGTGATGTCACTATTCTATCACCTCCACGACGATAAATCAATCTCAAATCATTCCAAGGTTACGGAGGGCAGCACGGCCTACAGATTCAATATGTGTATCCGTGCATCCGTATTTATCATACCAGGAACACAGGGTATCCACGCCGACAAACGCCTTGAGACAGTCCCAGGCAAGCCGGTTTTCAAATACCTTATAGCGTCCGCTTGCTTTCAGCTGCGGGGCATACTCTTTAATCCTATCCAGATTCTCAGAGAAAACCGCCTGGACATTTGCAAGCTCATCCTTTAGCTTCATATTGCGCCACCTCCTGCTCATCCAGCTCTCTAATGTATTCAATTTTTGCGCCGCGAAGTTTCCAAGCCTTGATATATTCCCGGCCTTTTCTCCGCGCCTCCGTCTTATTCTTTGCGGTGCATTTCATCTCACCGCTTCCACCGTCCAGATCGTAGATGCAGACGGCATAATGCTTTTCCTCATCCACGATTTCAAAAGACACGCCCTCGATGAAAAGCGTAGTTCCGTGGCCTGGTAGAAAAGCAGTGCGCCGGCCTTTCCATTCAGGATGAACACCCTGCACATCCGAATAAACACCTCGATACGCCTTTGGAATAGCAAGGAATTGAGACCTTGTGATTTGCTCCATGATTTATCCCTCCTATTATATCTACCAGTCCAGAATCCAGATAATTTACCTTTCCATTAAAGATTTACGATAGAAATGATGAGGTCAAACAGATATGCCTTTACCTCGTTGATGAAGTCCTTTTTTGTCTTAATCACATTCAAAGTAAACTCTTTGGAAATTCTCTTTTGCAGCCTCTTCCACTCCCAGGTAAGCACCAGCTTGTTAGAAGTTTCATCCGGGATAGACGGCTCAATGGTAAAGGTGGATTCTCCAACCGCAGGGAGAATATCATCCGTGAACGCCTCCAGCGCCAACGCAATCTCATCCAGAATATCTTCCCGTTTTGCCAGCATCAAAGCCTCATTCATTCCAATCATTTCAACCGCTCCTATCATAATAATTTTGATTTCTGTTACACCATACAGTCCAAAACGACAGAAATTAACCGCAAAAATAAAAAAGGCGGGGAATTTATCCCCGCCCCGCTGTTACATGATGTAAGGGCTGTTTAGCTTTTCCCGCCCCTGCTCCATCAGGGCGATCAACTTCCCATCATCCAGCGCAAAGGTGATCTTGCACAGCACACCATAGTTTTTCTTGGCCTGCTGCATCCCCTCATCAACAGTGTAGCCCATGCCATGCCCGCGCATCATATCCGTCCCCTCAATCGGCTCATACACCTGCACATGAATGGTAGGCTGCTGCGCCACCGTCCGAAAGTGCTCAACCACATCGCGGTATCCAACCGTGGCGCGGAGAATCCGCCCATCTTCCAGCTTGATATCTCGAATGGCCTGTTTCTCTCCCCAGGTGACATAGTGCATCATGTCGAATTTGAAGCCGCCGCCCAGCTGTCCGTTCCATTTCTCATACTGCGCCCGCGTCAATTTTGCCATTGTAAAATCCTCCTTAATCAACCGCAATCCGCTTGCATCCGCTGGAAAGAACACGCTCCAGCTTGCTTTTTACGCTTCCCAGGTTCTCCGCCTGTAATTTCGCCATGCCGCGCTCCATCTGGTTTGTGCTGCGCTGCATAACCTGTTCATAGTAGCCAATGGTCAGCTGTAAGGCATCCACCGTCCACTTGATTTCTGTTTTTGTCAGCTTTTCCATTTATCATACCCCCAGGCCGCGCCGCATCTTTATGTCATCTACAACGGCGCAAATTGCGCTCATTGCGTCCATGTAGGCATCCATCTCTTCATAATCGCCATTTTCACGGCTACTGCTCGACCATCTTCCATAGAGCATTACGGCCATGTCACGGATATTTTGTAACTCGATATCCGTCCGGGCATCCAGCTCAAGCATATTCTTAACTTGCGCCGCCTCTTTCTGGTCAATCCAGCCGCGCTCTTTCGGTTTGAAGTTTTCCTTTAACTCCATGATGGAGTGAAAATCGGTTTTGGTTGTCATGGTATCAACTCCTTCTATTACACCTTCCGCTGTTCATCAACGGGAATTAACCATAGATGCAAATCTTTTTCGTAAAGATTAAATACAGCCCAAAGGGGAGAAGAAGCACAATAGCCGTTGCATCTCGATCTTCCGCCGTTTTTCCAGTCATGCACATAATCACAACAAAGATAGACAGCAGGACGAAAACCAACCCATAGAGCTTTTGTTTCCGCATCAGCTTCCGCCGCTGTTCTCTTGTTTTCTGCCGCATCGTCCGCACACCATCCATTTTCTGTTACCTCCGTCTGTTCTGTTTATCGTCAGATATTCACACCATCAGGCGCAATAAAAAGGGTTTTGCCGTGGTGGTCAATGTGCCATCCGTCCAGGTGGTAGGCATCCACCATAGGCAGGTAAACCGCTTTTTGCCAGCCATCCACCACCAGCCGCAAGTCTGCATCATCCACAAGGACAGAGGACACGCGGCGGGATACCGTGCCATCCGTGAGCACCACCAGGCCACCGGACGCAATCCACGCGGCCAGCGCCATTTCCAAGGTTGGCAGCTGTTCCACGCTGTTACAGCGCTGCATATCGTCATCCACCGCGCCAAGGTTGAACACATGCCCCAGGTAGTAGCGCCGCGCCTCGTCCAGCGTTCCATTGAAGCCGGTTTCAAAGCTATCGCCGTTTTCAAAGCCGATCTTGAAATACAACATGAAAAAGTCCCTCCATCATGGTTTCCGCTGTTCTGTTCTTGAAATTAACCTGAGATTCCACTTTTTCAATCCATCCGCCCCAGCGCCAGCGCATCCGCCAGCGCCAGGGGTTCGGATTGATTAACTTATTCCTTATGCGGCCACCAGTCCAGAGGCCACCAGGTCAGCGCGGATTTTCTTCAGCCGCTTGCAGACAGCCGGCTCAGAGATTCCAATCATCGCCGCAATCTCTTTGCTCAGGTATCCGTCACGGATTCCCTCAATAATCATGCGGTCTTTTTCGTCCCGCCCGTTCACAAACTCTTCCAGCTCCACACGGGAAACGACGGCGGGTTCTGTCTCGTCCTTGCGGTTCGTCGCTACGGTTTCCAGCGCATCCACCTGTTCGCCGTTCTTGTCGGTGATAGTATCCACACGGCCACGCCCCCGCTTGATATCATCGTTGTACACCTTGCGGATAGCGTCTTTTGCAGAGCGGTAAACAAGGGAGGTCAAGGAAATATTCATCTTTCCAGCCGCCGCTCGCTTTGCGTTCAGCGCATCCAGATAATCCGCGTCCAGCCGATCCGCCAGCTTCAGCCATGCCTCATTGACAAGGCCATCCAGCCCATGATAGGACAGCATCCAGGCCACAGTCTCGTTATACTGCAAGTAGTGATCTTCCGTGCTGTATCCGATCTCGTTCTTTGCCGCCCGCTTGACACAAGCCGTCAGCATGTTGATCTGCTCTTTCTCGCTCATCGCCTGCCACTGGTTCAGAATGTTGGAGTTCTTGACATGCTCCCAAGCCATTTCAAGGCAGATGGAGAAAACAGGGCGCAGGCCGTTCGGCTGCTTGTTGGCGTGGTAAATCTCCCAAGCCTTGCTCATAACGTCGTGAAGGTTGTATTTCATGGTAAAAGCTCCTTTCAAATCATCAGGCGGTTTGCGCCGCTGTTTGTCCTTTCTTTTGGGTTCCCACGACCCCCGCAGGGGTTTCGGCTTGTTCCCGTCAAGCTCTCATCAGGTGGGCATCAGCTGAAATAAATGTTATAATCGTTTTTGGTGATGTTCGGGTTGCCCTCATACACGCTGTAAATAAAGCGGCTGTTTTCGACTTCCTCGCCGTTTATGTACCATTCGCAGGAGCCTTGCCAGCATCCCAGGTTTGGGAAGTCCCGCCGGTTCGTGATAACTCCCGTTGTAATTCCTACGGCCTCCAGCGCCTCATACATAGCGCGGATTTCTTCCGGTTCACGCCATCCACCAAAGCGGGCGGCTATCCGGTTCGCCTCTGCAATCTGTCTCCGCGTCGCTCTCATATACAAGCCCCTTTCTTTAAGCCCCAGGCGGAGCGGGGACAGCGCCCCGCCCGTCGTGATTGATTAACTAATTCCTTAGATGAAATACATGCTGCCGTTGTACTCAAGCGCCACGGCCTCTTGCCCCATCTCGTGCTTTAGCTCGTTGCAGAGGGTAACAACATCGTCGATGTATTTTTCAGCCGCCGCCGTATCGCAATAGGCGAAAACCATCGTCGTTTTCTCAGCCACCAGAGCGCCGTCATGAGCCACCCAATACCCACGAGCGGGGGAGGAAGTAGCACCGCCGAAACACTCAGACAGCAGACGCGCCACGCGCTCAACCTGCGCTGTATTGTCGATCTCCTTGTTGATGTCCACCGTCGCGGGGACATACACCGTGATTTTGCTTTTCAGGGGGATGAGGTCTTTCAGTTTCATTTTGCCGATCTCCTTTCAGATTGATTAACTTGTTCCTTTCTTCCGTCCGTCCGCCGCCCAGCAGAGGGGAGGCGGTGAGCTGAAGTGGATTAACTATCTCCTTAACTCTGGTATCATTATACCACACTTTATGGGCGATATCAAGAAAAAACCGCTCAAAATTTATCGCTTTTCGCTTGAATAATAACCAAATCTGCAAGGCTGCATTTGTGCAATATGACGAATCAGCAGCCCGCCAGATCAGCGCACACCAGCCCCAGCCAGCCGCCACCGGCACGGCCTGGACAGCCCAGCACCTACCCCACCCAAGGCCAGCACCCAGCCCCAGCGCATAGCAGGCCAGCACCAGAGGACAGCAGAGGAACGCCAGCACCCAGGAGGGAGGGCAGAGGGAGACAGCAGCACCAGACCCCAGAGCCAGCACCCAGGAGAGGGAGAGGACGCAAGACAAGGAGAGGACAGCGGCCAGCGCCTGCACCCAATGAAGCCAGCACAGCAACCAAGGCCAGCAGGAGGACAGAGGGACACCCAGCCGCCCCCAGCCGATGCAATCCCCCAGCCAGCCAGACAGCAGAGCCAGCGCCGCCCAGGAGATGGAAGGGAGAGGACAGAGAGACGGGAGAGAGGAAGGGAAAGAGAGGAACGGCCAGAAAATGACAGTAAAAGAGCGCCGCCCAGCCTGCACCCCCGACAGAGCCAGCGCCCAGGCGCTCCGGCCATACTGCCAGCAGTCCCAGCATACACGGACAGAGGACAGCCCAGGAGAGCGCCAGAGAATAGGGGAATCAATTCCGCTTTTGTGGAGTATGCAGAACTGCCCTTGACCAACGCCGCCCACGCTATCCCAGGGGAGGCAAGGCAAGGGGGATACTTTACATTTTGAGCGCCACCGCCACGGCGAAAAATCCGCCTTGTACCCCTTTCTCCACACCTCTAAACTTTTCACCCACCCAAAATCCTTACATCACACCCTTGGTCATCGTGTTAATCTTTGGTTTTATGATTTTTCGACTCCGCACTCGGTTTTTACATGTTGACCATCGTACTTTTCTTTGGATCTCAGATTTCCCAGCTTTTATTTTAACGGGTGATTTGGCAAGGAAATCGCCGTTGATTATCGCACGGAATCTTTATCCTATCCTTATAAGGAGTAAAATAATCAACTTTTTTACCAGATTTCATTGACAAAGACACCCCATTCTGCTATAATACATAGTGTAGAGATACCTTACCTTTAAGCCGTAGGCCAACGGTAATTTCCCCTACAAAGAAATTAGTTAATCTATCTTAAATGGAGGTTGTACTATGGATCAGCTTGCCGAGAATACGATTGTTACGGTTGCCTTACATCCTGGCTTGGAGCAATTCTTTAAGCAGCAGAAACCTCATAACTACAAGAAGAACGAGAGACAAACCGTATACCCGATCAAGAAACAGGAAGAGATCATTGCTATGGCGAATTGGCTTCTGGAGCATAAGGATCGGAAGTATGTTCTGGCTTTTGCGCTTGGTATCAACCTCGGACTCAGAGCCAATGAGCTTCTGTCCTTAAAGATGAACCAGGTTTTCTGGCCTGATGGATCTGTAAGGATGAACGACGATCTGGAAGATACCTCAGATGGGATTGAGATTCTTCAGAGTAAGACAAAGAAATTTAGAACCGTATTCCTTAACGAAGCTTGTAAGGATGCTCTGGAGTGGTGTTTCCCGGAGAGGGGGAGTTATTTACATTGTGATGGATATCTTTTCCCCAGTAGGGAAGGAGGATCTATCCAGGTAGGTACTTTCCGTAAGGTTTTGAAAGAGGCAGCGTGTGCTTGTGGAGTGAAACAGAATGTTGGAACCCACACCTGTCGTAAAACCTGGGGATGGCACCAGTATAAGTATAATTCCGACAAGGCGAACTTGGATATCTCTATGCTCCAGCGGGCGTTTGGGCATAGTTCGCCGGAAGTCACCCTCAGATATCTTGGTATTACGGATGAGGAAGACAAGGCTTTGTATCGGGACATGTGTATTCATGTTGTTTCAGACAAAGGATTTGAAGACCATGGTTTGCTCAAGACATTAGGGTGAGACAAGGTTATTTTGAGACAGAGGAAAGAATACATGTATCCCCCACCCCTCTAAAAGGGAGCCACTTTTCAAAACCCATTCACCAACGGCCTTTTCTGCTGTTTTTTCAGGGCGTTTTGCTGAATGGTTTTCAGCAGAGTTTACATAATTACCTGCTTGTAAGGTCTAAAATCAAAGGAGCGAGATACCATTGGACATCAAAATCTGCGATGCAATCATGGGGGCGGGGAAGACCAGCGCTGCTATCAACTACATGAATGACTCTCCTGGGAAATTCATCTTCATTACGCCGTATCTCAAAGAGTGCGACAGAATCATTGATAACTGCCCCATTAAAAATTTCAAATCGCCAAAGGATAAGCCAAGGAGTAAGCTGCTCAACCTCCACTTCCTTTTGGAGAGAGGATTCAACATCTCCAGCACACATGCTCTCTTTGCCAGCTATACGGATGAAACCATTCGGCTGATCAGAGAAGGGCATTATACGCTTATCATGGACGAGGTGTTTGAAATCGTTAAGGAGATCAACGTCTCGAAAGGCGATGTGATGGATCTCCTTGCGAATGGGTACATTGAAATCGACAAGGAGACCTGTCGAGTTAAGTGGCTCAATGATAACTACGTCGGAACAACTTTCCAAGATCTTATGCTGAGAGCTAAGGCCGGCACTTTGCTGTACTACAACGATACCTTCCTGTTTTGGATGTTCCCGCCGGAGGTGTTCCAGGCTTTTGATGAAGTAATCGTCCTGACATACTTGTTTGAGGCGCAGCTCCAGAAGTATTATTTCGACATCAATGGATTTTCTTATCGGTACATTGGTGTGGAGCAGCGCGGGGGCAGTTTCTACTTTTCAGAGACGAACAACCAGTTTACTAAGATTGCCGGCCTAAAGGAAAAGGTGCATATTTTCGATAACAAGAAGCTGAACAGCGTTGGGGATGATAAGTTCGCCCTATCTTCTTCATGGTCTGAGAGACATTTTAGAAATCCTGTTTCGTGCGCCAAAATGCGTGATGGGCTATACAATGTCTTGCGGCATTATTACTCTGGAAAGAGTGGAAACAGCATGTGGACTTCCTTTAAGGCGCAGAAGGATAGGCTTACTCCGAATGGGTTCAAGAATTGTTTTGTTTCGTGCAGTTGCCGGGCTACAAATGAATATCGTGGAAAGAAAAACTTGGCCTATTGCGTGAATATCTTCTTCAATCCGTTCTTAAAGCGATACTTTGAGGAACACGGTTGCGTTGTTGACGAAGACAAGTATGCGCTCAGCGAAATGATTCAGTGGATTTGGCGATCCGCAATTCGTGACGGACACGAAATAAATATCTATATCCCAAGCAAAAGAATGCGAAACCTCTTGACAAATTGGCTAAATGAGGTTAGTATATAAGAAAGGAATTAGTTAATCTATATGTGTGAGTTTTGCAAGAAATTTGACTTTGGAACTGCCACTGCAAAAGTTGATAAGTACGGTGCCTCTATCTGTTTTGCTGGAGGGTTTGGGCGATATCCGAAAGAAGAGCAGTTCAAGTTTTGTCCAGTATGTGGCAGACGGCTCGATCTGTACAGTCGTGACGGCATGACCAACGAACAGGCAGAAAGATTATTGTTGTCTCACTTGATGTAGGTAGCATTTTTGATGCCCATTGAATGGGTTGAGAAAAACGGAGACGGCAGTGATTTTCAGAAAGCATATGGCATGGCTTTGGACGCTCTGCGGCGTGGAGGTGGTTGATTGAATAGGCCGAATTGCTATAAATGCAAATATCGTGGAAATGTACCAGGTGATGCACATAGCTGTTGCCGATACCCCGGAAACGATACAAACCTATTTGCTATGTTTGATCAAGACAATTTGATTCAGATGATTAAGCTTGGGATCAAAGCTGATCGATACGGATTTGAAAACGGGTGGTTTATGTGGCCTGTGAATTTTGATCCAGCATGGCTGTTAAACTGTAATGGGTTCACACCAAAGGATGGTGATGTGATGAATGGGCAACCAGATTAAGCAAGCCACGCAAGAGGCGTTTATGCCTCATGCGCTTCGTGTGGAGTTTGGTGATGCCTTAGCGATAGAAATTAGTAAGGCATATAAGATCGTAGATAAAACGGATGAAGCGCTCAGCTCGTTCATATCAGAGTTGAGGCAGGCAGATACCGATGAAAGACGGATGCAGCTGTTAGACGCTATTTGGCGACGGCATTATGAATGTGTCGCTGACAAAATAATCAAAAGGAATTAGTTAATCAATTCTTGAGGTAATAGAAATGCTTAACATTGAAAAGCCGGATAAAAATCATCCGTGCAACGGCTGTCACTACTGGAGATGGATTGGAATCTGCCAGGCTTGTAACTACAGTCTTTTGACTGGACGGCTTAGAGGCTGTAAGGCTGGTTCAGAATGCAATAGAAGAATCCCTATGGATGAGGACTTGAAGCGGAAAGAGCAAATCAGGATTTTTCAGTGCGGATATATTGGGAGGCTTGAATGATTCCTTATGGCGCTATTGAAGAATGGTTTGGTGCTATATACCAGGGAGTAGATTATAGCTGGCGTTTTGAGGTGTCTACATTTGGTAGGTTGCGGAACGCAAAGACAAAGCATATTTACTCATTTGGCTACGGTGATGGCGGATATCTACAAGCTTGTGTGTCTATCAATGGTAAGCGGCTTAATGTACATGTACATCGGTGTGTGGCAGAAACTTTTCTACCAAATGAATGTGGGTATGAGATTGTGAACCATATGGATGGCTGCAAACAGCACAATGATGTGTGGAATCTCGAATGGTGTACCAGAAAAGAGAACTACTTTCATGCTGTAGATATGGAGCTGATTGATTACGACATACCATATCGGATCGGGTATCTTTCTCATCTTGGAGCTTATTCAGGTAGTAGCAATGGAATGGCGAAATTGACAGAAGACGATGTACGGTTTATCCGCGAGGCATATGTCCCAAAGGCCAAAGGACAGAAATGCAATCGAAAAGAGATTGCGGAAATGTTTGGTGTTTCTCCAAATTTGATTTCAAAGATTGTAAGCGGAGCTGTGTGGACGCATGTTTGACACGAGCTTACATTTGTTAAAAGGAATAGATGGTAGGGGGTGTTTTGATATCGACCTAAAGTATTTGAAGTTGAACTGCGACATTGTTCGCATGATTTTAAGCGGAGATAAAGCTCAAATTCGAGTTCTTGTGAAGCAAGCAAATAGTCAAGATGAAGATCCGGCAGATCAATATGAGGCTGGAGATGTTATTGCCGTAAAAGAGACATGGGCTGTAAAAGACGGGAAGTATATTTATAAGGCCGATTACGACAACAACTATTCAAATGCTTTATGGGTTCAGTCAACCAGAATGCCGGATGACGCAGTTAGGCTGTTTTTGCGGGTAGTGAGTGTAAGAAAAGAAAAATTGCAGGATATTTCATCTGAAGATATGGAAAAAGAGGGCGTTTGGTTCCCAGGCACTTTAGATCCGCAAAATGAGTTTGCTGCAATGTGGAATGAGTCATTGAGTCCCCGTAAAAAAGAAAGATACTCCTGGAGCAGCAACCCAACGGTATGGGTTATTGACTTTGAGCGAGTATCAAATAGTGAGGTGGTCACATGACGCTATTTGAATATCTTTCTTCGTCCGTGGAAAATATGGCTCAGTTTGTTTGTGATCGTGCAATATTATCTCCATGCGATATTGTATGTAGAGGTAAGGAATGTACAGCTGTGAGTGGGTTTCATAAAACCGCGAGAGAACAATGCTTGGATAAGGTACTATCATTTTTATCCCAGGAGATCGAGTCTGAAGATGAATGATATCAGAGAAACATCTATTGACCATGTTTCTGGCGAGGACTATGCGACACTTTTTACAAGCGAGAGAAAGTGGATCAATTATATTTATAAGCTTAAAGAGTCGCACCCCGACGAGGTAGATATCAGGCATGTAAACGATGATGGAAGTTTGATAGTGCATATCCCAGCTTCATGGATGAAGATTAAACCAAAAAAGAAAGTAGTTTTGACAGATGAACAAATAGAAGCTTCTAAAGCGCGTCTTGAAAGAGGTAGGCAAAAACGATTGAGTATGATAGGAGATGATGCGCATGTAGGTCTGGAAAGGAGCAGAAAAGATGAGCAATAATAAAAAAATGTGCGTCAGCTGCTATTGGTACGAGAATTGTTGTGGCGCAGAGATTTGCGACGAGTTTACGCCGATGGATGACAGCTTAGATGAGGAATACTATGCTGACATTTTGAAAGAAAATTTAGAAGAGTATCAATTTCTTGTAATGGAACAGCAATCATAATTTTCGGGCAGGTAGGATATATGATTTATTTTGATCATGCAGCAACAACACCAGTGAGAAAAGAAGCATTGAAATGTATGTTGCCGTGGCTTAGCTGTAATACGGGGAATGCAAGCTCGTTGCATAGTGCCGGCAAGCAAGCCAGAGCTGCAATCAACCAAGCGAGAGCTTATGTCTCTGGTTTGATCGGAGCAGAACACGCAAATGATATTATATTCACTTCTGGAGGAACGGAGTCTGATAATATGGCTCTGTCTGGTATGGCTCCGTTCCTTATCCAGTCTGGGAAAAGAGTAATTCTTACCAGTGAAATGGAACACCATGCGATTTTGAATCAGATTCCACATATAGATTTGCCAATTCAAAAAGCGCCGGTTTGCTCAAATGGAGTTGTTGATCTTGGCTGGATTGAGGATCGCCTTAATAGGTTTGATGTTGGCCTGGTCAGTATTATGGCAGTTAATAATGAAACTGGCGTTAAGCAGCCAATCAATGAGATTGCAGATCTTTGCAGAAAGTATGGTGCTATTTTCCATACGGACGCAGTTCAGGCAATTGGTCATATGGAAATCAATGTTTCAGATGTCGGTATTGATCTGCTATCATTAAGCGGCCACAAATTTGGCGCTCCAGATGGGATAGGGGCTTTGTACATATCGAAGAGGGTAAGAGATATTATTTCTCCTATTTCATATGGCGGAGGACAGGAGTTTGGGTTTCGGCCTGGGACAGAGAATGTTGCGGGGATAGTTGGGCTTGGAGCTACCGCACACATATTGATGGGCTGTATGAGAGAAGAGATAACGCAGTACGAGTTGATGTCGAAAATGTTTATCAAGCATTTGCGCACCTACGGATGCGATTTCCAAGTGAATTTTGAAAATCAAAATAGGGTTGGGAATATTTTAAGCCTATATTTTCCTGGCGTTGAATCGGAACTTCTTCTGCGGATGTGCGATGCAGACAGGCTTTGTATATCGGCGGCATCGGCGTGTTCGTCTGGTTCAAAATCTCCAAGCCATGTACTTACTGCATGTGGGTTTACGGATGATAAGGCAAGATCCACGGTTCGCATCTCGTTTGGGCATACAACGACAATTGATGAAATCAATTTGGCCTCAGTAAAGCTATTTTGCTGTGTCCGTAAGATAAGAGAAATGTTTAGGAAGTGATTAAATCAATGGTGAGTAAGACAGACCTTTTACAAAAGACAAGCGAATATATGGATTATATCTCTGAGCACAAAAAGAACATTCAAAAGGCATGGGATGAGATCCGAAATGCTACAATCGGGATCTCGCTGCTCCAGAGACCGGCTATTCTCGATGAGATGAACTGGCGAATCAAGAACCATGATGACAGCAAATTTTCAGAGGAAGAATTCGTCCCGTATCGCCAGCACTTTTATCCTGTGGATGGTGAGGATATTGATCCTGCTGCGTTTGATAGGGCTTGGAGAACCCATTACAGACGAAATGATCATCACTGGCAATACTGGGTAGATGAGGATGGTGATTTTATTTCTTCGTATAGCGTGGACAATAAAATTTGTGCATATCTCGAAATGGTGTGTGACTGGCAGGCGATGTCATATGTCATGGGTGGGAATGCTGTCTCCTACTATGAATCGAATAAGTCATCTATCCAGATCGAGGCGTATTGGAGAGAGTTCCTTGAGGAAATTCTTTCTCTTCTCAGTGATTATCTTGCAGTAAAGAGCGAGAATGCGGTGGTGTGATGAATAGAGAACAGAAAAGAGCAGTAAAAAGAAAGGCGGAAAGCCGTGGCATAGATGGGCATATGGTTGATGTGTTTATTGGACTACAAAAAGTCAAGAAATCAACTGAAACGATAATGGATGGAGATAAGGTTAGGATAGATGTATCGTCTATCAAGAACCATCCTGACTATGATCGGCTATCTGACTTGTACAAGAAATTTGTTGAATCCCATCAGGACGATGTATTTACAGCGGTTTTGGATAGCGGCGTTGGAAAGTACGGGAATCTTTTTGCACTAAAAGAAGATCCTACTGGATGGCTATTTTGGAGTGGGGACTTAATTAAGGTTTGATGAATAGGGGGAGATAGGTATAAGCCTCGATAAGCAGATTCACATTTATAGCTTTGATACAAGTGCTTTTTATACAGACGAAGAGAAACAGCTTGAGACTTCGATTAACGACCATTGCCTATCGAAGAATAGACTGAAAGCAGAAAAGGATATCTTATCGGAGTATCACTATAATAGCCTATCTCTCGAAAAAGCACAGGCTAAGTACCGTAAACTATATAGAGTAAAAAAAGACGATCCTATTGATATTGGTGACAAAGATAGGATTCGCCAAATCAATAAGGAAATCAAAAATCACAACAGTAGTATTAAGCTCTTGAAGGGTGAATTGCTCAAGCTGCTGCAAACACACAGAGCGACCAGGGAGCTGCGCAGCGAGTATGTCGTTGATAAGAATGTGATTTCTGTATTTGAGTCTATGTTGACGCGGACACTTGGAATGAAGACTGGTAATCTGTATGATGACTTTATGGTGATTCGTACTTATTATTTCGATGTTATAGAAGACCTGATTCTGAATGGGTATATCTATAACGGAGAGAGGTATGTTTGTTTTACTGCGTCCGCCGGCCAGATCAGAACAAAAAAGACTGTGTTCATTAAGGAACGAGTATGGAAAGAAAATCAGAAAACGCTCATGTGTGGATTAACGGTTGACTCTATTAACGAGCGTGGCGGAATCAATATCAATAAGTATCTTGCTTATCTTGCTCTCTGTAACAGTGCAACAGATCCGTGGGAAGAGTTTGACATTACAAAGTCAATTGTTGTTGATGATATGGAGACAATGGTTCGTGGTACGGTTGATTTCATTGACCATAGAACATACACCACAGAAAGAAAGGTAATGGATATCCCAATTACGCATACTGATGGCTGCGGAATGGTTCTCCCGTCGTGCAATGCTAAAAACACAATGGTTCGTCTTCCTTGGGTGAAGGGGCTTTTGGCTGTTTTCCCTTTTGACCGATTTATCAGAGAAGCCGATAAGCAAGATCCGAGTGTCCAGCATGGAGTTGTGAAGGATATATATGGTGTGGAGCATGATGTACTGAAGGAAGATATCCAAGTTATTTTCACTAAGAGCCAGTTCAAGATGTACAAATATTATTCCAGCTGGGAAGAGTACATTGCTATGTACCAAAAGTATGGTTGTACTGCTGGGAAGTGCAATGAAGAGGAATCTTTTTTGCCAGACGCTAAACTGAATTATCAGATGTTACAGACGCTTACTGATATTTCAGAGGATGAAATTGAGCGACTTGCAAATCGATCCGTAGAGAAAATTCAAAAGGTTGCCTCAGACCGAGAAACTATGCTCGAAGTATTTGGAGCGTCATCGCAGTACAAGAATAAGAACGCTTTCCAGGAATGCCTTTCTATCTACCCTGAACTGCTTTCAGATCCATATACCAAAGAGATGCTACGGCAAATAAAAAAGAACCTTGTAAAAGAGGGGAAGTCTGCCAAGCTTGACTTATCCGCCAAATACATGTTCCTAATTCCAGATTTATATGCCTTTTGCCAATGGCTCTTTTTGGGAGACAAAGACCCATGCGGTTTGTTAAAGGATGGTGAGGTGTCAAGCTTTTTGTATCGTGCGTATGGGAAGCTCGATTGTTTGCGCTCCCCTCATTTATACCGCGAACATGCTGTGAGAAATAATGTGGTGAATGCCGAAACAAAAAAGTGGTTTGCTCCTAACGCAATTTATACGAGCTGCCACGATCTTATTTCAAAGATTTTGCAGTTTGATTGTGACGGAGATAAGAGCCTTGTGTGCGCAGATCCGCTTATCATTGAAATCGCAGAGAGGAACATGAAAGATATTGTCCCACTGTACTATGAAATGGCAAAGGCTGGCGCAGTCATTGTAACGCCGGAAGAGATTTTCCATGGATTAAGAGCGGCCTGGACTGGTGGAAATATTGGAGTAATCAGCAATGATATTACGAAGATCTGGAATAGCGATGATGTCGATATTGACGCAATTAAGATACTTTGTATGGAGAATAATTTCTGCATTGATTACGCAAAGACGCTATATAAACCAACGAGGCCAGATCATATCAATGCAAAGCTTTCTCAGATAACCGGCATGAAAGCGCCTCATTTCTTTGTGTATGCAAAAAATAAATCATCTCATCAAGTTCAAAAGACGAATGGCAGCGTAGTAAATCAACTTGATAAAATTGTTCCCAATAAAAGAATGTCATTTTCTGCAAAAAACATTGGTGCTTTTAAGTATCAATATCTGCTGAGCAACATGAGTAAGAAGGTTCATGTAAGTCAAGAAGTTATCGACTTGTACAACGAGGTTGAAAAGCAATATCGCTATTCAATTAGCTTTTATGATGACAGTGCAAATTTCTCATATGTTAGAGATAATATCCTGAGTAGGTTTGATAGCCTCGGAATGAATAGAATTGATGTATGCGATACGCTTGTAAAATACCTATTTCATATGAAACAAAGTAAACGTAAAAATGTTTTCTGGATGTGTTTTGGAGATGTTGTACTGGATAATTTGAAGTTAAATGTCCCATCTGGATCAATACAGTGCCGTAAATGTGGCGAGCGTTTCATTCCAAGCTCTCCGCAGCAAAAGATATGCTCCAGCTGCTCATCATATCAACCTGTATTATCAAGAAAAGTAAAATGTGTTGACTGCGGAAAAGAGTTTGAAGTTCCTGGATCGGTTAGAAATAAGAAACGCTGTGATGAATGTCAGAAGAAAAAATCGCAGGAATATGAACGAGAAAAGAAAAGAAAACAGCGTAGTGCGGTGTAAATGTCCCTATGTTTAATTTAGAAGTTGTTTCTTTGAGAACAGGTCGTTATTCAACGGCAAAATATGCTTTGTGTGAATACACAAAATCGCATATTTTGTCATTCGGGATTGAGAGAATATATCGTTGATTAACGATGTTTTTGTGTCCAAAATAGAAATGTCCCTTTAAGGGAAGAAAACCGTTTTTATTAAGATATTCGGTGTCTCCTGTCCGCATGGCCGTGGGGATTACTCACGGCCTGGGACATTTTTATGAAAAGGATTGATATACTGTATGATTCCAGTAACGAAGGAAGAGGCAAAGTTGCTCCGGGAGCTTTACCCAGAGTACAAGGTAACACGGACGATGGTTCAGGATTCAAAGCGGCATCATTACTATGCGACAGAGCATGAAGGTATGATGAGGGCGATTGCGAGTACAAATTATGCCGCTGCGGAAATTGTGGCAAGGATTGATAAAGAGAGAGCCATCCGTAGAAAGCGTTTGGAGCGCCAAGGTTGAATATGGCGGATTTTGAGCGCAGAGAGCGTTTTGAAAACGCTGTAATAGACATGAAGGATCTTACTATCACCGAGTTTACAGATAGTGAAACACGGTGCTACGACCTTATGAGTTTATTGAAGAGGTGGGATGGTGTGATCGGAATTGCTCTTACCATAGAGAGAAAAGTCCCTTTACCACCTGATGGGAGGGATGATGTTTGAATCCGAAGTATAAGCAGCTGGAGAACGAAGATTCATATGAGTATGGCCTAAGACTAATTGAGACAAAGATCGAGCAAAACCCTCCTGACTTGGAGTGGTCAGATATTGTTGATCTACTTGGTCTTGATATTCATTACGATAGTCTGAGAAAAGCAGCGAATGTAACTCCTTATTGCGGCTATCGTGTTATGAAGTATTTTAATGAGAAGTACGCAAGAGATTCCGGTGAAGAGTCATATCTTGGAGAGCTGGATCAGAAGATGCTTGAGTTCCAAAAAGAACGCCAAAGATTTTTCGATCAAAGAACAGCACTCAACAAGGTAGTGCGGAATATGGCACGACATGATGAGAACCAGGAAATTCTTGAACGAGCAATTGAAAACGGCGTTTTGCCACCGCTTACATATACTCCAACTCAAATTCAGCCTGCGGAGCAGGACTTGCTTGTCAGCTTAAATGATCTTCACTTTGGGGCGTATGTAGACAACTATTGGAACTACTACAATTCCGATGTGTGTCGAATGATGCTGCAAGACTATCTTAAAGAGATTATCGACATTGCAGACCTACATGGCGTTGAGAATTGCTATGTGTGGGCTAATGGAGATTTAATAAGCGGTAATATTCACAAGTCTATTGCTGTTTCAAACAGAGAGAATGTAATTGAGCAAATTGTGGGAGTCTCAGAGTTGATTTCCGAATTTTTATCTGAATTAAGCCCACACTTCAAAAATATCTATTTCTCTTCTGTTGCTGGGAATCACTCAAGGCTGGAAGAGAAAGATCTTGCGTCTCCGCATGAGAGGCTTGATGACTTGGTAGAGTGGTATCTAAAGGCAAGGTTGCAGAATTTCAAGAACATTGCCTTTGATAATTATGAGAAAATTGACGATACGATGTATCTGGTAAATATTCGAGGAAAAGATTATCTCGGCGTACATGGCGATTATGATGGCTCTGCAAGTAAGGTGCAGTCGCTACAAACCATGGCGCAGAGACCAGTTTATGCTATTTTGTCTGGGCATCTTCATCACAACAAGATTGATAATGTCCAGGGCGTAAAGACCGTAATGGCTGGCAGTTTTCTTGGTATGGATGACTATTGCGTTGGGAAAAGGATCTACGGATCGAAACAACAGTTAGTATGCGTCTGTACATATACAGGGATTAAGGCTTATTACGATATCGATTTTGATACCAGTATATATCGTCCTCAAAGGAGCGATATCGCAGCTTGAACATTAACAAAACTGATTTGATTAACGCGCTTGCGGAGAAAAAGTCGTACAAGAAATATGCAATTAAAAATGCGATTGATGATATTTTTGCAGAGATCGCAGAGCGGCTTGTAGACGGTGATAAGGTGTCTATTAGAGGATTTGGTACTTTTGAGCCAAAGACTTTCAAGGGGCATCCATCTGTTCATCCAGGTACAAAGGAGAAGATTACTGTAGATAACTTTAAGAATGTAGTCTTTCGGCCTGGTGATGAGCTGATCCGCGCTGTTAGAGAGAAACCATAAAATCGGGGGAGCTATATCCCCCGATACTATATGGCTGAGTAGAGAAGGTGGTATTCTTGCCTGCCTCATAAGCAGGAGACATTGGTTCGACTCCAATCTCAGCCACCAAAAAAATAAAATAATTTTGCTAATTCCTATTGACAAATGCGTTTCTGTCTGGTATAGTAATACATGTCAACAGGAGATAGCTAATCAATCTCAATCTGCTGGCGTAGCTCAGTTGGTAGAGCAGCTGATTTGTAATCAGCAGGTCGGGGGTTCAAGTCCGTCCGCCAGCTCCACAATGAATGAACCTTGATAAATCAATATCTGAATCATGCTTATTATTAACTCAGTGAATAAAGCGTGTCAGCGCTCTGAGACGCACAGTAATTTCCGTTTGGTTGAATAGGGATACCTATTCGATTGGGCGGCTATGGTATAGTGATATACCGTAGGGAGGCGGAAACCACCAACAAAAATGTGTGTTGCCAAGAGTTGTCGCTGCAAAATGCACGGAACTTTCGGGCGTAGCAATAGACGCTCCCAGTGGGAGAATAAGCCTAAGGGGTTATGGTGTGGCAACCATAATGACAGAGGTAGGCCAACAATACGCTCCGTCTTGATGCAGAAGAAATTCTGCTATAACGAAAGTCGCCGGTTAAAGTAGCCGTATGACGGGTTTGAAGATGATCTTTTCTATATCAAATATGGATTTTGTAAAAGAAAATTTCTGAAAGAACGGTGAAATTTGCGGGTAAGCATTCCCGCACAGGTTTATGTACGCAGCATGGCTTATCCTGTTGCGATACTGGGGTAAGAAGTTAGGGGTCGCTCCCCGAAGCTCAGACTTATCTTCCTGGTGGCAGAAAATTGTAAGAAGACAATGGAGGTAGGGTGAAGACCCAGTGATAGGTATGATTGAGCTATTGATTTTTTCAAGGAGTTAGTTAATCTATTTTAAGGGAGAGCAGTTCTATGAAGATCAGCATCAGAGAGAAAGACATTGGTATGTTTAAGGCTATCGATGTATCATGCAAGGATGGCGTGATTGTTCTCGACTTTGACTGTGCCAATTGTGGAGTGCCTATGGTGAACAGTAGGCCGATTGTCCCAGTTCCAATGGTGTACCCGCTGAAGGATCTTAATCATCTTACATGGAGTGAGATTGAGGCAATTGGCGCTGCGGGAAAGGCTCGTGAGACCTTTGCGCTTGGTGCCACAAAGAAAGACCATATGAAGAATGGCTATGATGCTGAATGGAAAATCATTGGATTTGACCATGATGATCTGGCCGACGGAAGCGGCAAGGCACCGATTTCGTGGGATATGGTTAGGGCTTACAAAGATGAGTGGTCTATGAATGACGAGGCCACAAACGCCGGCGGCTGGGATCAGTGCAAGGCAAGAAAGCGGATGGACGGAGAGCTGTTGTCTCTTTGCTCTGATGAGCTACAGGCTATTATCAAGCCCGTTATCAAGCTGACCAGCGCTGGCAGTTGCAGTAAGGATATTATCAAGAGTATCTGTAAGCTGTGGCTGAAGAGTGAAAAGGAACTGTTTGGCCGCTGTATTTACTCTGCTCCAGGAGAGGGACACTGGTATGAGTATTATCGTCAGGAGGATGTGCCATACTTTGCACTTGATGAAAATGGAGATCGTGTGTGTCAGTGGCTCCGCTCCGCCTATTACAACCATTACACCCATTTCTGTTATGTGTATACGGATGGCTCGGCTCACATTAACTCTGCGAACTATTCGTTGGCGTTGCTGCCCGGCTTTAGTTGCTAATCTTTTATCTAATCTGCTTCCGCCTCGAAAGGGGCGGAGCAATATGGGGCTGTAGCTCAGTTGGGAGAGCACCTGCCTTGCAAGCAGGGGGTCGTGGGTTCAACTCCCATCAGTTCCACCAGTAATCTGTGTTGGTTATGTTGACGCTTGTGCGGTTCAGCTCATTACTTGACTGCTATCCCTGTCAAAAACCTATCGGCCATGGACGAGGTTCTTCGGACGCACAGTAATTTCGAGACATAGCTCAGTTGGTAGAGCGCACGACTGATAATCGTGAGGTCGAAAGTTCAATTCTTTCTGTCTCGACCACAATTTAATATGGGGCAGTAATGGGTTCGACGGGGTTTTGAGAGTGCAAAACACGCAGGAATGATACCGCCTGAAGGATCAAAACAAAATTAAACGACGATACTGTTGTAATGATTCACCCAGCTTTTGCCGCTTTCGTGGCAAATCGGGTTGCTGCTTGAACTAATTTGAGCATCCAAAACAGCGCACTTGGCCTGGTAAGCGCTTGAGGATAAAAGAAGAGGTCGTTTGGTTTCCTTGTTCCCCTTACACAAACAAGGTGGTGGAGGCGATACCGATCCGGTACGCCCTGGGTAAGATATGCCGACATCGTGGCACCCGCCGACAAGCAAACGCTTAAAAGCCGGCTATTGCGTAAGAATGTTTTGCTCATGTAGGAATTTCGGACGCGGGTTCGATTCCCGCCTGCTCCACCATATATCTGGGTGTACGCCAATTGGTAGACGGCGTGATTTGGGGTCACGAGGCTGTGGGTTCGAGTCCCACCACTCAGACCATTTAAGGCACTAACAGCAACAATTCTTGTATTCTTGCCATTTTTAAGAAGATAAGATGTGCCTTGGAAGTTGAGACGCTTACAGCAATATACTCAATCAAATAAATACAAAAGATGATTTGGATTTATCTTCAATAAGTGAAAGCTTAGATTTTTTGAATGATGCGTCTCGCGGTGTGATATTGGTTCGTAGCTCAATTGGTAGAGCATCCGGCTGTTAACCGGAGGGTTGGCGGTTCGAGTCCGTCCGTTCCAGCCAGAATAAAAGCATAGGTAGAGAGCTTTTACACGAAGTTCGTGGAAGGACACTTACAGCAATCTTATTACATATAATTTGGGTTTATAATGTGAAATGTGTCTTGGCGAACAATGTTTTCTGAACTACCAAAGATATATTGCGGGGTAGAGAAGCGGCTATCTCGTCAGCCCCATGAGCTGAAAATCGCAGGTTCGAGTCCTGCCCCCGCAACCATGCCCGTCCTACGAACAGAGCGGAGACTGTAAACCGAATAGGAAATTGAAACCATGTATTTGGCAGCATGACTTTTGCCGGCTTTGGGGTAAAGCTGGACGCGCCCCAACAGCGCAGAGTTGGAGGCATGGCCGATGCCTTGAATCGGTCAGTATGCTCGGTTAGCTCAGCTGGTTAGAGCGCCTGCCTTACAAGCAGGAGGCCACAGGTTCGATCCCTGTACGGAGCACCATATGTAGGTATAGTGTTCAACGGTTAGCATATCGGTCTTCCAAACCGAGGGTGCGGGTTCAAATCCCGCTATCTACTCCATTTTAATATGCGGGTATGGCGGAATTGGCAGACGCGCCAGATTTAGGATCTGGTGGGTTATTCCCGTGCAGGTTCGACCCCTGTTACCCGCACCAATAAGAGCGCATACAGCAACTTTATTTATGGAATCAACTTTTAACTGATTAAACCAAACAAGGCGCTCTGTATAATAAGCTGGCGTGGTGGAATGGCAGACGCGGCGGATTCAAAATCCGTTGGTAGCGATACCGTGTGGGTTCAAGTCCCACCGCCAGCACCAATATGCGCCAGTAGCTCAACTGGATAGAGCATAGGACTTCTAATCCTAAGGCTGGGGGTTCGATTCCTCTCTGGCGTACCATCCGTGTGGTAGTAAAAGTACGATCAATAAAATAACTACGCTCGTTTGTTTCTGCCATAAAGGGCTGGATGGTATGGCCTGGTCATCGAGAGATCCTGTTTGGAGAATCGGGAGTACAGGCACGGTAAAAATAAAACCCCGCCTTGCGGC